GGGTAACAGGGGTCGAACCTGCACGGGAATAACCCACCAGATCCTAAATCTGGCGCGTCTGCCAATTCCGCCATACCCGCATATTAAAATGGAGTAGATAGCGGGATTTGAACCCGCACCCTCGGTTTGGAAGACCGATATGCTAACCGTTGAACACTATACCTACATATGGTGCTCCGTACAGGGATCGAACCTGTGGCCTCCTGCTTGTAAGGCAGGCGCTCTAACCAGCTGAGCTAACCGAGCATACTGACCGATTCAAGGCATCGGCCATGCCTCCAACTCTGCGCTGTTGGGGCGCGTCCAGCTTTACCCCAAAGCCGGCAAAAGTCATGCTGCCAAATACATGGTTTCAATTTCCTATTCGGTTTACAGTCTCCGCTCTGTTCGTAGGACGGGCATGGTTGCGGGGGCAGGACTCGAACCTGCGATTTTCAGCTCATGGGGCTGACGAGATAGCCGCTTCTCTACCCCGCAATATATCTTTGGTAGTTCAGAAAACATTGTTCGCCAAGACACATTTCACATTATAAACCCAAATTATATGTAATAAGATTGCTGTAAGTGTCCTTCCACGAACTTCGTGTAAAAGCTCTCTACCTATGCTTTTATTCTGGCTGGAACGGACGGACTCGAACCGCCAACCCTCCGGTTAACAGCCGGATGCTCTACCAATTGAGCTACGAACCAATATCACACCGCGAGACGCATCATTCAAAAAATCTAAGCTTTCACTTATTGAAGATAAATCCAAATCATCTTTTGTATTTATTTGATTGAGTATATTGCTGTAAGCGTCTCAACTTCCAAGGCACATCTTATCTTCTTAAAAATGGCAAGAATACAAGAATTGTTGCTGTTAGTGCCTTAAATGGTCTGAGTGGTGGGACTCGAACCCACAGCCTCGTGACCCCAAATCACGCCGTCTACCAATTGGCGTACACCCAGATATATGGTGGAGCAGGCGGGAATCGAACCCGCGTCCGAAATTCCTACATGAGCAAAACATTCTTACGCAATAGCCGGCTTTTAAGCGTTTGCTTGTCGGCGGGTGCCACGATGTCGGCATATCTTACCCAGGGCGTACCGGATCGGTATCGCCTCCACCACCTTGTTTGTGTAAGGGGAACAAGGAAACCAAACGACCTCTTCTTTTATCCTCAAGCGCTTACCAGGCCAAGTGCGCTGTTTTGGATGCTCAAATTAGTTCAAGCAGCAACCCGATTTGCCACGAAAGCGGCAAAAGCTGGGTGAATCATTACAACAGTATCGTCGTTTAATTTTGTTTTGATCCTTCAGGCGGTATCATTCCTGCGTGTTTTGCACTCTCAAAACCCCGTCGAACCCATTACTGCCCCATATTAAATTGTGGTCGAGACAGAAAGAATTGAACTTTCGACCTCACGATTATCAGTCGTGCGCTCTACCAACTGAGCTATGTCTCGAAATTACTGTGCGTCCGAAGAACCTCGTCCATGGCCGATAGGTTTTTGACAGGGATAGCAGTCAAGTAATGAGCTGAACCGCACAAGCGTCAACATAACCAACACAGATTACTGGTGGAACTGATGGGAGTTGAACCCACGACCCCCTGCTTGCAAGGCAGGTGCTCTCCCAACTGAGCTACAGCCCCATATTGCTCCGCCCCTTTCGAGGCGGAAGCAGATTAGATAAAAGATTAGCAACTAAAGCCGGGCAGCAACGCCAACGAATAGTTCGCAGAGTTAATGTGAGCCGAGCCATCCGTATACACATAACAGAAATGGGTGTAATGGTTGTAATAGGCGGAGCGGAGCCACTGACACACACGATCTCCATTTTCATCAAGTGCAAAGTATGGCACATCCTCCTGACGATAATACTCATACCAGTGTCCCTCTCCTGGAGCAGAGTAAATACAGCGGCCAAACAGTTCCTTTTCACTCTTCAGCCACAGCTTACAGATACTCTTGATAATATCCTTACTGCAACTGCCAGCGCTGGTCAGCTTGATAACGGGCTTGATAATAGCCTGTAGCTCATCAGAGCAAAGAGACAACAGCTCTCCGTCCATCCGCTTTCTTGCCTTGCACTGATCCCAGCCGCCGGCGTTTGTGGCCTCGTCATTCATAGACCACTCATCTTTGTAAGCCCTAACCATATCCCACGAAATCGGTGCCTTGCCGCTTCCGTCGGCCAGATCATCATGGTCAAATCCAATGATTTTCCATTCAGCATCATAGCCATTCTTCATATGGTCTTTCTTTGTGGCACCAAGCGCAAAGGTCTCACGAGCCTTTCCCGCAGCGCCAATTGCCTCAATCTCACTCCATGTAAGATGATTAAGATCCTTCAGCGGGTACACCATTGGAACTGGGACAATCGGCCTACTGTTCACCATAGGCACTCCACAATTGGCACAGTCAAAGTCGAGAACAATCACGCCATCCTTGCATGATACATCGATAGCCTTAAACATACCAATGTCTTTCTCTCTGATGCTGATCTTCATAGAACTGCTCTCCCTTAAAATAGATTAACTAACTCCTTGAAAAAATCAATAGCTCAATCATACCTATCACTGGGTCTTCACCCTACCTCCATTGTCTTCTTACAATTTTCTGCCACCAGGAAGATAAGTCTGAGCTTCGGGGAGCGACCCCTAACTTCTTACCCCAGTATCGCAACAGGATAAGCCATGCTGCGTACATAAACCTGTGCGGGAATGCTTACCCGCAAATTTCACCGTTCTTTCAGAAATTTTCTTTTACAAAATCCATATTTGATATAGAAAAGATCATCTTCAAACCCGTCATACGGCTACTTTAACCGGCGACTTTCGTTATAGCAGAATTTCTTCTGCATCAAGACGGAGCGTATTGTTGGCCTACCTCTGTCATTATGGTTGCCACACCATAACCCCTTAGGCTTATTCTCCCACTGGGAGCGTCTATTGCTACGCCCGAAAGTTCCGTGCATTTTGCAGCGACAACTCTTGGCAACACACATTTTTGTTGGTGGTTTCCGCCTCCCTACGGTATATCACTATACCATAGCCGCCCAATCGAATAGGTATCCCTATTCAACCAAACGGAAATTACTGTGCGTCTCAGAGCGCTGACACGCTTTATTCACTGAGTTAATAATAAGCATGATTCAGATATTGATTTATCAAGGTTCATTCATTGTGGAGCTGGCGGACGGACTTGAACCCCCGACCTGCTGATTACAAATCAGCTGCTCTACCAACTGAGCTACGCCAGCAGATTGAGATTGATTAGCTATCTCCTGTTGACATGTATTACTATACCAGACAGAAACGCATTTGTCAATAGGAATTAGCAAAATTATTTTATTTTTTTGGTGGCTGAGATTGGAGTCGAACCAATGTCTCCTGCTTATGAGGCAGGCAAGAATACCACCTTCTCTACTCAGCCATATAGTATCGGGGGATATAGCTCCCCCGATTTTATGGTTTCTCTCTAACAGCGCGGATCAGCTCATCACCAGGCCGAAAGACTACATTCTTAAAGTTATCTACAGTAATCTTCTCCTTTGTACCTGGATGAACAGATGGATGCCCCTTGAAAGTCTTTGGCTCAAAAGTACCAAATCCTCTAATAGACACCTTATCACCGTCTACAAGCCGCTCTGCGATCTCTGCAAAAATATCATCAATCGCATTTTTAATTGCATATTTCTTGTACGACTTTTTCTCCGCAAGCGCGTTAATCAAATCAGTTTTGTTAATGTTCAAGCTGCGATATCGCTCCTTTGAGGACGATATATACTGGTATCAAAATCGATATCGTAATAAGCCTTAATCCCTGTATATGTACAGACGCATACTAACTGTTGTTTCGATCCGTAGATCCTTTTCCCAACGCAATAGTCATCCATACCAAGAAAACTGCCAGCCATTACGGTCTTTACGCCCTGGACATTATCAATCTTGTTGTGATGAAGATGCCCAGACAAAATAGCATAAACTGGTCTCTGCGCCATGGTTTGTAGCGACTGCACCTTACTTGCAGAGCCATCATAATCGCCATGTACGCCGAGATAATCTTTTCCTCGAATATTTACCAGATACATCGTATCGTCAATTTTCTCATAATTATCAAAGGCAATGTTCTTGAAATTCTGCAACCTTGCCTTTAGATACCACTCTACCAAGTCATCAAGCCTCTCATGCGGAGACGCAAGATCTTTCTCTTCCAGCCTTGAGTGATTCCCAGCAACAGAAGAGAAATAGATATTTTTGAAGTGTGGGCTTAATTCAGATAAAAATTCGGAAATCAACTCTGAGACTCCCACAATTTGCTCAATTACATTCTCTCTGTTTGAAACAGCAATAGACTTGTGAATATTACCGCTTATTAAATCTCCATTAGCCCACACATAGCAATTCTCAACGCCATGTAGGTCTGCAATGTCGATAATCTCTTTAAGATAGTCTTGCAGCATCATTCGACACACATCGGAATTGTAGTAGTTCCAATAGTTGTCTACATACGCCCCAAAGTGAAGATCATTTAAGCTGACAAGCAAGTCCTGCTCCGCAGGCTGAATTTGAGTTGGAGTATATGTAAGCGGTGGCAAAACGCCGTTTTCAATTGCTCGTTCAAGAATTTCCTGGTTCTCATCATGTCGTGCCATATTCCGCACTACCTTGTTGAGTGCTGTTCTTTGATCGAAAAATCTTTGGCGTTCTTTTTGGAACTCAAGCATCTTCTGATCCAGCTCTCCAAGATATGACTCTTCACCGGAATCTCTTGCGTACTTCTCATTAAAATACTTCATAACACGATAGCCGCAATAAGGAGTTACATTCGCTGCTTTTCTCAGACTATCGTAATGAATATCAAGACCAAGTAGATCAACAATATCTGACCACTCCAAGTCAGGAGGGTTTTGCTCGATCTTTGTCTCAATTAGTCTTAGGCCATACTCATATGAATCTTCGTTCTCCAGCTGCTTATACTTCGGATTCAAACATCATCCCTCCCATCAGGTGGTAAAGGGACTTTTCTCTCTATGGTAAGAGCAATTCCGATCACACCATCCCACCTCTTCAATAAACTCATAAGGTCGTAGCACCGTGTTTCACTATCTGTAAACTCGGTGATAGTAAGATCCTTCATGTCTATTACAGCGTTTTCAAAACGCTCTCTGCGCTCAAAATCCGCCATATTCAACCTTGGCGCTCCAAACGCTTTCTACGGATGGCTCTCTCTTTATCAATCCTTGCCACAATTTCCGCAGCGGCATAATTTGTACTCGCAATCGCCCTCATCATACCTTCATGCTCTGTCGCATAGTAATGATGCCGCTTTGAATCCTGAACCATCGTCCGTGTTACCTTGTACTCTGGGTAAAGCTCCCGGAGCAACTTTGCCTCTTCCTTCGTTACTGGAATCATACAGTATATCAATCCTTTTCATAAAAATGTCCCAGGCCGTGAGTAATCCCCACGGCCATGCGGACAGGAGACACCGAATATCTTAATAAAAACGGTTTTCTTCCCTTAAAGGGACATTTCTATTTTGGACACAAAAACATCGTTAATCAACGATATATTCTCTCAATCCCGAATGACAAAATATGCGATTTTGTGTATTCACACAAAGCATATTTTGCCGTTGAATAACGACCTGTTCTCAAAGAAACAACTTCTAAATTAAACATAGGGACATTTACACCGCACTACGCTGTTTTCTTTTCTTTTCTCGTTCATATTCCTGCGATTTTTTCTTCTGACATTCATCACAGCGTTTCTTATTTCTAACCGATCCAGGAACTTCAAACTCTTTTCCGCAGTCAACACATTTTACTTTTCTTGATAATACAGGTTGATATGATGAGCAGCTGGAGCATATCTTTTGCTGCGGAGAGCTTGGAATGAAACGCTCGCCACATTTACGGCACTGTATTGATCCAGATGGGACATTTAACTTCAAATTATCCAGTACAACATCTCCAAAACACATCCAGAAAACATTTTTACGTTTACTTTGTTTCATATGAAATAGGTATTTTACAAGCGTATCGCATACATCAATTCTATTCATTCCGAGGCTATCAAACCTACTCAGGATATTATCTCTAACATATGAGAAATTTGCACTGTCATCATAAAAGCTAATTGAATAGCGATATTGCTTTTCAACCTCGTTGTACAAGTCGATAACTTCTTGACTTACATGAACCTTCTTACTCATGTTGCTCAGCAGATATTGATACTTAAAAGCACCAATGTTTTTTGCAGAAAATGACATTCTTTTATTGGGAACAATTTTATCAAGTTGATTTACTACGCTGCCATTCGTCTTTTGAACTTGATGAGATGATTTATTTTTTGCATACACAAAGAAATGAGGCGCTTTCATGCCGGTTATCTGAGAAAGCTTTGCATTGATATGATCTGGCCTCGTTGGTTTATATAGCGTCTTTGCGTAATCAATGCAGAAATTATTCTCCATACAAAGTATCTTAATTGCGTCAATATCGACATCATCGCTATTCCAGATCTTCGTAATATCATTGCTGATTACTCCAATATTTCCACCAGTCCAGGCCGCTCTTAATCCATGGAAAATCTCTTCCGGCGTTACAATGACTGCGCCAGCCTTTGCCATTTCATAGTACAGTGGGACAATATCTTTCATGTTCCTCTCTGCGATTTCAATGATAAGCGGATCTGCGCACACAAGGCTCTTATCTCCGTCACAATCAAACTGCAAAATCTTTGAAATAAGATCGTGGCAGCTCGTATAAATTGCGTTAGGAGCAAACCACTTTTTTGTTTCGGCATTCACCACATTATTTCTCACAGCATGTTCGCGGTATAAATGAGGGGAGCGCAAACAATCGAGCTTCCCATACGCACGATACAAAAAGCTTGACACCTCACCATCCTTTAACAAACCGCATGGGTCTTTGTCTCCCAAAAAGAGCCATTGGCAAAAGGCATATAAATCTGGAATTAGGAACATGTATTTGGCGGATAAGTCAAGCTTGGCAGACTTCCCCTCTTTTACAAGGTTCTTTTTTATTTGCCGTAGCATCTCTTTGGTATATGGATCTGAAAGCAGTTCAGGGTAGATAGAAAGGCATTCCTGGAAAGCGTTCTTATTCTTGTACTGCGATGACGCTCCAAATACTTCGAGCATAGTTTCTCGGTCTGAGGCAACCTTTTGAATTTTCTCTACGGATCGATTTGCAAGTCGCTCAATTTCATCCTCTGAAATATCAGTAAGCGTCTGTAACATCTGATAATTCAGTTTAGCGTCTGGCAAAAAAGATTCCTCTTCATTGCACTTCCCAGCAGTACAACCATACTTTTGGTACATAGCAATGTACTCTTCCCAGCTGGAATAATATTTGTACATCTTGAACTGGCTCTTAGTGAAAATAACTTGGATATCTTCCTTCAGTACATCATGCTCCACACCATATATATCCTTCACAACTCCATGCTGGACACTCGGATCTTGCTTATCGGCTTCTCTGATAAATCGGTCAAAAGGGAAAACAGCCAAAAGCCCCTTCACCCAAGGAAGACGAACCATTGTGTTTTTAGCATTGCACGACGGGAGAACCATTCCGCAGCCATCAGTATGCGTAATTGGGATATCCATTACCTTTCTTTCTGTGGTGTATGTTCTATGGTCAATGAAATCAACCGTACCACGAACCATTGTCTCCATATCATCAACAACAATTGACTTTGTAATGTCAAACTCTTCCCACGGATCTGTTGCACTGTTACAGAGAGCAAGATAAGCAAGATACTTATTGATATTGATTCCGCCACGCTCGTTAATAGAGTCAACCGTTAATCCACACATGAGCGTTTTCTGATTTTCTTTCCATACTCGTTCCTTAATGAACACAGTCTTTTTTGTTCTGATCTGGCCGGCGGACGCAGTAAAACAAACATACCTCTCTCCGTTATAGATATACCCATTCAGAATCAGGTCTTCTATAACATCGAAATAATAAGTACGAATCACCATAAAGTCATCATACAGATTACCAGTCTTCATTCCAAGTGTCCGCGTCAACATAGACTCAAATACAGAAATCACATTCTTATCAACGACATACTCGCTGCGCAGCTCCCTGGTCGCTCTGTGTGTTTGCAGCAGCTTGAGCAATTCACCCTTCAAGAGCTTAATACTACTGTTGTGATTTTTGATTTCCTTATTGATTTGGCGAATCCTATCTTTGTCACCAATATCAATAGGATCGTCTTTTTTTACTCTATATAGTTTACGGTACTTAGCCTGTGCTTTTTCGAGAGATAGGCTATTATAGTGATACTCCGATAAGATATCCTTTTCTGCTTTCAGTCTATTCTTCGATAGGCAATGGTCGTTAATCGAAGTCTCAAGCTGTTTCTCTTCGTCTGTATAAAAAGCACTTGTATCAAAGCTATAAATGTGAATCTGCTTATCGAGGCTTATACCTATCTCCCCCTATTCATCAAACCTTAATTAAGTCCCCACTCCAAAATAGCCATCCAGTAGGATCTTCTTTTAGTGCAAAAAGATTCCCGTACTTTCCAACGCCGCTATCCAAAACCGCTGTAAATACATCGTCCTGATGGGATTCAACAAATTTCTTGTACAAGTCAGATAGCCGATCATAGTCAGGATGGTTCTTGATAGACGATACATCTATCCTAACCTTATCTCCATCCATTATCGTTTCAGTTGATTTCTTGACTTTTTGTAGTCCAATAAACACATCAACCATATGCCCATCTATGCCACGGCTTTCCGCCTTTCTTTTTACTGCTCTTTTCTGTTCTCTATTCATCACACCACCGCATTCTCGCTCTTTACTGCAAGATAATCACTGAGAAGAGAAAGAATTTCCTCAAGGAACTCTCTCCAATACGCCTCGATCTGGATAGATGACTTATTCGATTCATAGTAGGAGACAGCATTCCCACCCATGACATATGACATCGCCTGCCAGTCACACACCATTTCGAGATATGCACAAATTTTATTGTCCACGCTATACGAAGAAATAAAATCACCATCCTCATCTACCCAGTATTGCCAGTGATGATCATTTCGTCTGTAATGGGTTCTCCAAGCCCTATCAAACGCAGCAGGATCAATATCCTCACCATCCACAGGATAAAAGTGCTGGCGATACGGGACGAATTCTTCCTCTGAAAATTTGCTGTCATCATGGTTCTTGATTCGCCAGTTCATCTCATCGAGAATAGCCGGTCTCTGGAGCAGCGAGATCCCGATTGTAGCATTTCGGATCTCATCCCATGCCTTTTGAATGTTCTTTTTGTGCTCAGAGATATAATCCATATATTCGCTTGTCTTTTGTAAAAGGTCTGTCTTACTCACCATTGATTTAATCACTTCCTAAACATTTCTCTTATCTTACGGACACAGCAAAATAGCTTTACTGAGGCCAAATTGATTTCATCAATTGTCGTTGTATGCCCAAACGAGATGCGAACCGTGGATCTTGCCTTATCATCCGTAAACCCACATGCAGTAAGTACATGGCTTGGAGATTTTGAACCAGACGAACACGCCGATGCCGCCGATATACAAAGCCTGTCTGCATCGCACATCCGCAGAAGAAGTTCCGATTCAACGCCAGGAAAATATAGGCTTAAAATATTCCCAACCCTATTTTGATTTTCAAAATTCACTTGGAAATCGCATCCGTAGGTGCGCAAATGCTTGATAAACATTTTCGACATCAACTCGTACTGCGTTATCTCTTCTCTCATACAGCCCATCAATATGTGTGCGGTAGCTCCAAGCCCAACTATCCCCGCAACATTCTCTGTCCCAGGCCGAAACCCAAACTCCTGTCCTCCGCCATATGAAATAGGAGAAATAATATCTCTTACCCTCTTCGATATGTACAAAGCCCCTATCCCATCTGGAGCGCCAAATTTGTGGCCGCTTAATGATAGCAGATCAATACCGACATCTGAAACATTGATTTCCATATGACCAATTGCCTGAACTGCGTCCGTATGGAAAATAGCACCATACTTTCTGCAAAGATCTGCAATCTCATTGATTGGCTGCTTAACGCCAGTTTCATTATTAACTGCCATAATACTGACCAGGCCAACATCAAACCTATTAAGGCGATCCTCAATCCAGCCAAGATCAACAACTCCATTTGAGCAAACCGGCGCTTTTTGAATTGGCAAATCTATATGTGGAATCTGATTCAAAATCGCATGGTGTTCCATTTCACTGGTAAGAATTACTCTTTTCCCAGACTGGATAAGGAACGGAGCCATACCAGACAGAGCCATATTATCAGACTCCGTTCCTCCAGAAGTGAATATAATATCATTTGCGTGTTCTGCTCCGATCAAACCAGAGACATAAGCTCTCGCTTGGTTGATTGCAGCTCTGGCTTGCTTGCCGGCACTATGCAACGAGCTTGCATTCCCCGTATTACAGCTAAGCCACGGCAACATACATTTCAATGCTTCTTTTCTCACTGGTGTTGTTGCTGCATGATCAAAATAAATCATATATCCTACCTGCCCGAAAATTATGATTGCTGTTCCATTACAAGAAATTGATACTCTTCTAAATTTTCTTTCAAAATGTCAGCATAGTATTCCTCATCTAAGCTGTCATCCATCGGCGTAAACTCGTCGCAAATCTCTGCGCCACAACAATTCTCGTACCAATAGCAGCTGACGCACATTTTTTTATTATTGCTCATCTTTTCTGCTCCTTTCCAGACCTACATGCGCATCATCTCCTATCATACTCAATCGTTTTTGCCTACCTCTTTCAAGACGCGCTTTAGAAGCTTCTATTTGTTCATCTGTCAAAACTACTTTCTTTTTTGGTTTAATCTTCATCCATGAAGCTGGGATATGCACTATCAAACTTCCATCATCGTTTACATGCCTGATATCTACCTCGTCGGGGTGCGACTCTTTAAGCTTATAAATATAATTGATCCACTTTCTCTCGCTTGTAAAAAGTGTCGCATAGTCCTCGCCAGAAACATGGTCAATAGATGTTTCTCTGATATCATTCATCTTCAGACTCGATCTCCTGGGATAAAAATGATAGTACCTTATCCAAGCATTGTTCTCTCGCGGTTTTATGAAACCCACTCACAGCTGTACATTCCTTACCTCTACATACAATATCGCATGGAGATAATATTGCACGATCACAAACAAACTGAGCCATATTTTCCACGGACGAAGAAAGATATTCAAATAGCGTCATGTGACCACCTCACTATTTGATACTCGCTCAAAGTCAATAACCCATACCGTTGGGTTGCTGCTCCAGGAGTATCTTTCTTTTTTACGGGGACTCAATGACTCATTCCACATTGCAGCAAACTCATTTTGCGGATCTAAAGTGCCTGGGAACCAAACGCCCTCTTTTTCCATATCTTCAGATGAAATATCCTGCAATTTTTCTTTTCTTACACTCACTACCCGCAAAAACAGCCTAACTGCGTCATCCGGCATTCTGGTTGACTGAACCCATAAAGCATTTGAATAGTTGTTGTCGTAATCGGCCTTATAAATATACTTCCCGTCTTTTACAGCCCATGTCTCTTTTACGGCAATAACATCTCCAGCCTCATATTGATCTGCCGGATCTTCATCTTGACTATTTGCTTGCTTCACAAGAACTCGAATTTGAGCTTTATCTCCGCTTAAAATCATGCGAACAATGTCGCAGTTCAACTTCAAATACTTTAGGTCGATATCAAAACACCCCCTACCATCTATTCCTTTTAACAAATGTAAGCTCGTGTCAAACATGCGTCCACACAGCTCCGCTTACAATCTTTGAAATCAAATTTGGAGAAACACCAAACATTTCCGCAATCTCTTTTCGATTGCATTTCTGTCCTTTGGCCTTTGGGACATATGCCTCGCGGATAAACCGTACATCGTCTTCTGTCAATTTCGCCATTCCATTGCTACTACCTGAATAAGCTCCAAGATGAGAAAGATACCCGATCCGATATGGTATGTCGTAATCAATCAGCTCCATATCTACAGCATGAAAGTAGTTCTCTTTTCTGGTACACCATTCGAGATTCCACACATCATTGTGCTGTTTGCAGCCATCCATATGGTTCACAATCTCATACCCACATTCATTTGGTAGAAAAGTTTCTGCCACACACCGATGTACATGTACATTAAGCCGCTTACCATTGATAGACACACAAGCTTGTAGATATCCGCCATCACCGTAGCCAAATGAGTAAATATGCTTTGTCTTTGCGTTCCGCAACCTACCAAATGTAGACACCTCAAAACGCCAGCTATAATCTACTCCCTGGTATATAGCACCAAACCATTCTTCAATAGCGCCATAAGGAATCATTCAAGCCTCCCAATATATCCGCACTGAAAAATCCTGATTTGCTCTTTCCGCTTCAAGTCCTCATCCATAGGGATTCTTCTATTGCATTCTGAACCAGCCTTACAGCCTCTAAGCCGTCCAGTCAAAAGACTGTAGTTACAAGCCTGGCAGATTCCAATCCATCTCCAGTAGTGACAGCCGTTGCACGGATGATTTTTATCCGGCTTTTCAATGTTAAGCATTTCTATTACCTCAAGAATTGATTAACTAATTCCTTTTGATTATTTTGTCAGCGACACATTCATAATGCCGTCGCCAAATAGCGTCTAACAGCTGCATCCGTCTTTCATCGGTATCTGCCTGCCTCAACTCTGATATGAACGAGCTGAGCGCTTCATCCGTTTTATCTACGATCTTATATGCCTTACTAATTTCTATCGCTAAGGCATCACCAAACTCCACACGAAGCGCATGAGGCATAAACGCCTCTTGCGTGGCTTGCTTAATCTGGTTGCCCATTCATCACATCACCATCCTTTGGTGTGAACCCATTACAGTTTAACAGCCATGCTGGATCAAAATTCACAGGCCACATAAACCACCCGTTTTCAAATCCGTATCGATCAGCTTTGATCCCAAGCTTAATCATCTGAATCAAATTGTCTTGATCAAACATAGCAAATAGGTTTGTATCGTTTCCGGGGTATCGGCAACAGCTATGTGCATCACCTGGTACATTTCCACGATATTTGCATTTATAGCAATTCGGCCTATTCAATCAACCACCTCCACGCCGCAGAGCGTCCAAAGCCATGCCATATGCTTTCTGAAAATCACTGCCGTCTCCGTTTTTCTCAACCCATTCAATGGGCATCAAAAATGCTACCTACATCAAGTGAGACAACAATAATCTTTCTGCCTGTTCGTTGGTCATGCCGTCACGACTGTACAGATCGAGCCGTCTGCCACATACTGGACAAAACTTGAACTGCTCTTCTTTCGGATATCGCCCAAACCCTCCAGCAAAACAGATAGAGGCACCGTACTTATCAACTTTTGCAGTGGCAGTTCCAAAGTCAAATTTCTTGCAAAACTCACACATATAGATTAACTAATTCCTTTCTTATATACTAACCTCATTTAGCCAATTTGTCAAGAGGTTTCGCATTCTTTTGCTTGGGATATAGATATTTATTTCGTGTCCGTCACGAATTGCGGATCGCCAAATCCACTGAATCATTTCGCTGAGCGCATACTTGTCTTCGTCAACAACGCAACCGTGTTCCTCAAAGTATCGCTTTAAGAACGGATTGAAGAAGATATTCACGCAATAGGCCAAGTTTTTCTTTCCACGATATTCATTTGTAGCCCGGCAACTGCACGAAACAAAACAATTCTTGAACCCATTCGGAGTAAGCCTATCCTTCTGCGCCTTAAAGGAAGTCCACATGCTGTTTCCACTCTTTCCAGAGTAATAATGCCGCAAGACATTGTATAGCCCATCACGCATTTTGGCGCACGAAACAGGATTTCTAAAATGTCTCTCAGACCATGAAGAAGATAGGGCGAACTTATCATCCCCAACGCTGTTCAGCTTCTTGTTATCGAAAATATGCACCTTTTCCTTTAGGCCGGCAATCTTAGTAAACTGGTTGTTCGTCTCTGAAAAGTAGAAACTGCCCCCGCGCTGCTCCACACCAATGTACCGATAAGAAAATCCATTGATGTCGAAATAATACTTCTGGAGCTGCGCCTCAAACAAGTATGTCAGGACGATTACTTCATCAAAAGCCTGGAACACCTCCGGCGGGAACATCCAAAACAGGAAGGTATCGTTGTAGTACAGCAAAGTGCCGGCCTTAGCTCTCAGCATAAGATCTTGGAAAGTTGTTCCGACGTAGTTATCATTGAGCCACTTAACTCGACAGGTCTCCTTGTCGATTTCAATGTACCCATTCGCAAGGAGATCCATCACATCGCCTTTCGAGACGTTGATCTCCTTAACGATTTCAAACACCTCGTCCATGATAAGCGTATAATGCCCTTCTCTGATCAGCCGAATGGTTTCATCCGTATAGCTGGCAAAGAGAGCATGTGTGCTGGAGATGTTGAATCCTCTCTCCAAAAGGAAGTGGAGGTTGAGCAGCTTACTCCTTGGCTTATCCTTTGGCGATTTGAAATTTTTAATGGGGCAGTTATCAATGATTCTGTCGCACTCTTTGAGATACGGCGTAATGAAGATGAATTTCCCAGGAGAGTCATTCATGTAGTTGATAGCAGCGCTGGTCTTCCCCGCCCCCATGATTGCATCGCAGATTTTGATGTCCAATGGTATCTCGCTCCTTTGATTTTAGACCTTACAAGCAGGTAATTATGTAAACTCTGCTGAAAACCATTCAGCAAAACGCCCTGAAAAAACAGCAGAAAAGGCCGTTGGTGAATGGGTTTTGAAAAGTGGCTCCCTTTTAGAGGGGTGGGGGATACATGTATTCTTTCCTCTGTCTCAAAATAACCTTGTCTCACCCTAATGTCTTGAGCAAACCATGGTCTTCAAATCCTTTGTCTGAAACAACATGAATACACATGTCCCGATACAAAGCCTTGTCTTCCTCATCCGTAATACCAAGATATCTGAGGGTGACTTCCGGCGAACTATGCCCAAACGCCCGCTGGAGCATAGAGATATCCAAGTTCGCCTTGTCGGAATTATACTTATACTGGTGCCATCCCCAGGTTTTACGACAGGTGTGGGTTCCAACATTCTGTTTCACTCCACAAGCACACGCTGCCTCTTTCAAAACCTTACGGAAAGTACCTACCTGGATAGATCCTCCTTCCCTACTGGGGAAAAGATATCCATCACAATGTAAATAACTCCCCCTCTCCGGGAAACACCACTCCAGAGCATCCTTACAAGCTTCGTTAAGGAATACGGTTCTAAATTTCTTTGTCTTACTCTGAAGAATCTCAATCCCATCTGAGGTATCTTCCAGATCGTCGTTCATCCTTACAGATCCATCAGGCCAGAAAACCTGGTTCATCTTTAAGGACAGAAGCTCATTGGCTCTGAGTCCGAGGTTGATACCAAGCGCAAAAGCCAGAACATACTTCCGATCCTTATGCTCCAGAAGCCAATTCGCCATAGCAATGATCTCTTCCTGTTTCTTGATCGGGTATACGGTTTGTCTCTCGTTCTTCTTGTAGTTATGAGGTTTCTGCTGCTTAAAGAATTGCTCCAAGCCAGGATGTAAGGCAACCGTAACAATCGTATTCTCGGCAAGCTGATCCATAGTACAACCTCCATTTAAGATAGATTAACTAATTTCTTTGTAGGGGAAATTACCGTTGGCCTACGGCTTAAAGGTAAGGTATCTCTACACTATGTATTATAGCAGAATGGGGTGTCTTTGTCAATGAAATCTGGTAAAAAAGTTGATTATTTTACTCCTTATAAGGATAGGATAAAGATTCCGTGCGATAATCAACGGCGATTTCCTTGCCAAATCACCCGTTAAAATAAAAGCTGGGAAATCTGAGATCCAAAGAAAAGTACGATGGTCAACATGTAAAAACCGAGTGCGGAGTCGAAAAATCATAAAACCAAAGATTAACACGATGACCAAGGGTGTGATGTAAGGATTTTGGGTGGGTGAAAAGTTTAGAGGTGTGGAGAAAGGGGTACAAGGCGGATTTTTCGCCGTGGCGGTGGCGCTCAAAATGTAAAGTATCCCCCTTGCCTTGCCTCCCCTGGGATAGCGTGGGCGGCGTTGGTCAAGGGCAGTTCTGCATACTCCACAAAAGCGGAATTGATTCCCCTATTCTCTGGCGCTCTCCTGGGCTGTCCTCTGTCCGTGTATGCTGGGACTGCTGGCAGTATGGCCGGAGCGCCTGGGCGCTGGCTCTGTCGGGGGTGCAGGCTGGGCGGCGCTCTTTTACTGTCATTTTCTGGCCGTTCCTCTCTTTCCCTTCCTCTCTCCCGTCTCTCTGTCCTCTCCCTTCCATCTCCTGGGCGGCGCTGGCTCTGCTGTCTGGCTGGCTGGGGGATTGCATCGGCTGGGGGCGGCTGGGTGTCCCTCTGTCCTCCTGCTGGCCTTGGTTGCTGTGCTGGCTTCATTGGGTGCAGGCGCTGGCCGCTGTCCTCTCCTTGTCTTGCGTCCTCTCCCTCTCCTGGGTGCTGGCTCTGGGGTCTGGTGCTGCTGTCTCCCTCTGCCCTCCCTCCTGGGTGCTGGCGTTCCTCTGCTGTCCTCTGGTGCTGGCCTGCTATGCGCTGGGGCTGGGTGCTGGCCTTGGGTGGGGTAGGTGCTGGGCTGTCCAGGCCGTGCCGGTGGCGGCTGGCTGGGGCTGGTGTGCGCTGATCTGGCGGGCTGCTGATTCGTCATATTGCACAAATGCAGCCTTGCAGATTTGGTTATTATTCAAGCGAAAAGCGATAAATTTTGAGCGGTTTTTTCTTGATATCGCCCATAAAGTGTGGTATAATGATACCAGAGTTAAGGAGATAGTTAATCCACTTCAGCTCACCGCCTCCCCTCTGCTGGGCGGCGGACGGACGGAAGAAAGGAACAAGTTAATCAATCTGAAAGGAGATCGGCAAAATGAAACTGAAAGACCTCATCCCCCTGAAAAGCAAAATCACGGTGTATGTCCCCGCGACGGTGGACATCAACAAGGAGATCGACAATACAGCGCAGGTTGAGCGCGTGGCGCGTCTGCTGTCTGAGTGTTTCGGCGGTGCTACTTCCTCCCCCGCTCGTGGGTATTGGGTGGCTCATGACGGCGCTCTGGTGGCTGAGAAAACGACGATGGTTTTCGCCTATTGCGATACGGCGGCGGCTGAAAAATACATCGACGATGTTGTTACCCTCTGCAACGAGCTAAAGCACGAGATGGGGCAAGAGGCCGTGGCGCTTGAGTACAACGGCAGCATGTATTTCATCTAAGGAATTAGTTAATCAATCACGACGGGCGGGGCGCTGTCCCCGCTCCGCCTGGGGCTTAAAGAAAGGGGCTTGTATATGAGAGCGACGCGGAGACAGATTGCAGAGGCGAACCGGATAGCCGCCCGCTTTGGTGGATGGCGTGAACCGGAAGAAATCCGCGCTATGTATGAGGCGCTGGAGGCCGTAGGAATTACAACGGGAGTTATCACGAACCGGCGGGACTTCCCAAACCTGGGATGCTGGCAAGGCTCCTGCGAATGGTACATAAACGGCGAGGAAGTCGAAAACAGCCGCTTTATTTACAGCGTGTATGAGGGCAACCCGAACATCACCAAAAACGATTATAACATTTATTTCAGCTGATGCCCACCTGATGAGAGCTTGACGGGAACAAGCCGAAACCCCTGCGGGGGTCGTGGGAACCCAAAAGAAAGGACAAACAGCGGCGCAAACCGCCTGATGATTTGAAAGGAGCTTTTACCATGAAATACAACCTTCACGACGTTATGAGCAAGGCTTGGGAGATTTACCACGCCAACAAGCAGCCGAACGGCCTGCGCCCTGTTTTCTCCATCTGCCTTGAAATGGCTTGGGAGCATGTCAAGAACTCCAACATTCTGAACCAGTGGCAGGCGATGAGCGAGAAAGAGCAGATCAACATGCTGACGGCTTGTGTCAAGCGGGCGGCAAAGAACGAGATCGGATACAGCACGGAAGATCACTACTTGCAGTATAACGAGACTGTGGCCTGGATGCTGTCCTATCATGGGCTGGATGGCCTTGTCAATGAGGCATGGCTGAAGCTGGCGGATCGGCTGGACGCGGATTATCTGGATGCGCTGAACGCAAAGCGAGCGGCGGCTGGAAAGATGAATATTTCCTTGACCTCCCTTGTTTACCGCTCTGCAAAAGACGCTATCCGCAAGGTGTACAACGATGATATCAAGCGGGGGCGTGGCCGTGTGGATACTATCACCGACAAGAACGGCGAACAGGTGGATGCGCTGGAAACCGTAGCGACGAACCGCAAGGACGAGACAGAACCCGCCGTCGTTTCCCGTGTGGAGCTGGAAGAGTTTGTGAACGGGCGGGACGAAAAAGACCGCATGATTATTGAGGGAATCCGTGACGGATACCTGAGCAAAGAGATTGCGGCGATGATTGGAATCTCTGAGCCGGCTGTCTGCAAGCGGCTGAAGAAAATCCGCGCTGACCTGGTGGCCTCTGGACTGGTGGCCGCATAAGGAATAAGTTAATCAATCCGAACCCCTGGCGCTGGCGGATGCGCTGGCGCTGGGGCGGATGGATTGAAAAAGTGGAATCTCAGGTTAATTTCAAGAACAGAACAGCGGAAACCATGATGGAGGGACTTTTTCATGTTGTATTTCAAGATCGGCTTTGAAAACGGCGATAGCTTTGAAACCGGCTTCAATGGAACGCTGGACGAGGCGCGGCGCTACTACCTGGGGCATGTGTTCAACCTTGGCGCGGTGGATGACGATATGCAGCGCTGTAACAGCGTGGAACAGCTGCCAACCTTGGAAATGGCGCTGGCCGCGTGGATTGCGTCCGGTGGCCTGGTGGTGCTCACGGATGGCACGGTATCCCGCCGCGTGTCCTCTGTCCTTGTGGATGATGCAGACTTGCGGCTGGTGGTGGATGGCTGGCAAAAAGCGGTTTACCTGCCTATGGTGGATGCCTACCACCTGGACGGATGGCACATTGACCACCACGGCAAAACCCTTTTTATTGCGCCTGATGGTGTGAATATCTGACGATAAACAGAACAGACGGAGGTAACAGAAAATGGATGGTGTGCGGACGATGCGGCAGAAAACAAGAGAACAGCGGCGGAAGCTGATGCGGAAACAAAAGCTCTATGGGTTGGTTTTCGTCCTGCTGTCTATCTTTGTTGTGATTATGTGCATGACTGGAAAAACGGCGGAAGATCGAGATGCAACGGCTATTGTGCTTCTTCTCCCCTTTGGGCTGTATTTAATCTTTACGAAAAAGATTTGCATCTATGGTTAATTCCCGTTGATGAACAGCGGAAGGTGTAATAGAAGGAGTTGATACCATGACAACCAAAACCGATTTTCACTCCATCATGGAGTTAAAGGAAAACTTCAAACCGAAAGAGCGCGGCTGGATTGACCAGAAAGAGGCGGCGCAAGTTAAGAATATGCTTGAGCTGGATGCCCGGACGGATATCGAGTTACAAAATATCCGTGACATGGCCGTAATGCTCTATGGAAGATGGTCGAGCAGTAGCCGTGAAAATGGCGATTATGAAGAGATGGATGCCTACATGGACGCAATGAGCGCAATTTGCGCCGTTGTAGATGACATAAAGATGCGGCGCGGCCTGGGGGTATGATAAATGGAAAAGCTGACAAAAACAGAAATCAAGTGGACGGTGGATGCCTTACAGCTGACCATTGGCTACTATGAACAGGTTATGCAGCGCAGCACAAACCAGATGGAGCGCGGCATGGCGAAATTACAGGCGGAGAACCTGGGAAGCGTAAAAAGCAAGCTGGAGCGTGTTCTTTCCAGCGGATGCAAGCGGATTGCGGTTGATTAAGGAGGATTTTACAATGGCAAAATTGACGCGGGCGCAGTATGAGAAATGGAACGGACAGCTGGGCGGCGGCTTCAAATTCGACATGATGCACTATGTCACCTGGGGAGAGAAACAGGCCATTCGAGATATCAAGCTGGAAGATGGGCGGATTCTCCGCGCCACGGTTGGATACCGCGATGTGGTTGAGCACTTTCGGACGGTGGCGCAGCAGCCTACCATTCATGTGCAGGTGTATGAGCCGATTGAGGGGACGGATATGATGCGCGGGCATGGCATGGGCTACACTGTTGATGAGGGGATGCAGCAGGCCAAGAAAAACTATGGTGTGCTGTGCAAGATCACCTTTGCGCTGGATGATGGGAAGTTGATCGCCCTGATGGAGCAGGGGCGGGAAAAGCTAAACAGCCCTTACATCATGTAACAGCGGGGCGGGGATAAATTCCCCGCCTTTTTTATTTTTGCGGTTAATTTCTGTCGTTTTGGACTGTATGGTGTAACAGAAATCAAAATTATTATGATAGGAGCGGTTGAAATGATTGGAATGAATGAGGCTTTGATGCTGGCAAAACGGGAAGATATTCTGGATGAGATTGCGTTGGCGCTGGAGGCGTTCACGGATGATATTCTCCCTGCGGTTGGAGAATCCACCTTTACCATTGAGCCGTCTATCCCGGATGAAACTTCTAACAAGCTGGTGCTTACCTGGGAGTGGAAGAGGCTGCAAAAGAGAATTTCCAAAGAGTTTACTTTGAATGTGATTAAGACAAAAAAGGACTTCATCAACGAGGTAAAGGCATATCTGTTTGACCTCATCATTTCTATCGTAAATCTTTAATGGAAAGGTAAATTATCTGGATTCTGGACTGGTAGATATAATAGGAGGGATAAATCATGGAGCAAATCACAAGGTCTCAATTCCTTGCTATTCCAAAGGCGTATCGAGGTGTTTATTCGGATGTGCAGGGTGTTCATCCTGAATGGAAAGGCCGGCGCACTGCTTTTCTACCAGGCCACGGAACTACGCTTTTCATCGAGGGCGTGTCTTTTGAAATCGTGGATGAGGAAAAGCATTATGCCGTCTGCATCTACGATCTGGACGGTGGAAGCGGTGAGATGAAATGCACCGCAAAGAATAAGACGGAGGCGCGGAGAAAAGGCCGGGAATATATCAAGGCTTGGAAACTTCGCGGCGCAAAAATTGAATACATTAGAGAGCTGGATGAGCAGGAGGTGGCGCAATATGAAGCTAAAGGATGAGCTTGCAAATGTCCAGGCGGTTTTCTCTGAGAATCTGGATAGGATTAAAGAGTATGCCCCGCAGCTGAAAGCAAGCGGACGCTATAAGGTATTTGAAAACCGGCTTGCCTGGGACTGTCTCAAGGCGTTTGTCGGCGTGGATACCCTGTGTTCCTGGTATGATAAATACGGATGCACGGATACACATATTGAATCTGTAGGCCGTGCTGCCCTCCGTAACCTTGGAATGATTTGAGATTGATTTATCGTCGTGGAGGTGATAGAATAGTGACATCACCTACCACGACAGGAGGGCTGGAAAGTGAAAAAATACTGTCTTTTACTGTCTGTTATGCTATTGTGTTTTCTGTGCGCCTGTTCTGTAACAGAACAGAATGAACGGACAACGATGTATGATATTATGGAGTCTGGAACCGATGAAGAAATAGCAGCAGCGGCAAAAGACGCACAAGAAAAGCACGATGAACTGTTTCAGTTGGCGATGGATGAATCTTCTGCCTGGTATGCCTATGTGGATGATAACAGCACGGAAGATGCGTTAAAAGCGGCACAGGACGCAATGGTGGACTTCTTTGTGTCGGAAGGATTTTCTGCGGATGATTTTTCTGGAAGTGTGGAAGAATTGCACGATATTTTATCCTCCACGCGGGAAAGTCTTTCGGATGAGTATATCGCTATCAACACACACTATTCCGGCATACTGAAAGATGAAGCCGTGGATAGCTTTGTGGATTCGATAGAAGATTCTAACAAATAACATAGCGAACACATGCGGCGCGGATTTTCCCGCGTCGTTTTTTTATTTTTCTGGTTAATTTTTGGCCGTATCATTTGTTAGGTATAATAGGAAGAAAAATTTGAGACATCCACTTGAAAGGGGATTTGGTTATGTCTAAAAGAGAGTTTGGTCTGATGGATTTATACTTGACCAGCAACAATTATCTGGATGCGGAGCAAGTTGACGAGCGGCATTATCTGATTCATCTGTCCAACGGAAAAGAGATCGAGGTGGAAAGCCGGCCTATGTATGATGGGAAGCCGTGGGCTTGGCGTGTTGGCACGCAGATTTTTGACAACGAAGCATATGCGGTTGGATATCTCAAGCAGCTAATTGCAGAGAAGGTAACTGGCAAGCGTATTATTCTTCATGCAAAACAGGATGTCCCTGAGATTTGCGGAGTGAATGGGGCGGCGTGTCGTTGCCCTGGGAAATGCAATTCTATGATTTGCACTGCATGTCCAGTGGCAGAAAAGTTTTTCGCAGATCGTGACGGTGTGGAACTGGTGTATGCGATTTAAGGAGGATGCGATATGAAAGCGTTCAATATAGTTTGGGATGTTGATGATGAGCGGGATTTGCAATTATTACCTACAGAAATTGATATCCCTGAAGGAATGGAAGATGACGATGAAATTTCTGACTATATCAGTGATGTGACTGGTTTTTGCCACAAAGGATATTTACTTGATACAGATTAAGCGGGGAGAAATCTCCGCTTTTTTATTTTACTGGTTAAGATTTTTCGGTTTGGACTGGGAGATATAATAGGAGGCGATTACAATGACGAAAGCGTTTCGAGATAAAATCATTGCAAAGGCAGAGGAGCTTGGATGGAATTGCACAGCGTCCGATGAAAACGAATGGGAGTTTTATCAAATGAGTCCGGCTGGAGAGGACTTTGGTGTTTGTCTGTACGATGAGGACGATATAGTATCCGCTGTGCGCAAATATGCGGATGACTTTGACGGAGATGAGCATGTGGAAGAGCTTATCGAGGCAAAGCGCAATGGATTTAGGGGTGTGCCAAGTGTTAGCATTTTGGTGCATGATGCTGAGGCCATTCAAGAAATGCTGGACGAGCTGGCCTATGCGCTGGAGCAGCTGGAAGATGACGAAAGCGAGGATGAGGACGATGCGGTTTAGTGCTACGGAGTGGTGGGAGGCTATGTGATGGATAGGAACACTACATTGCGCTGGATTCTGGAGCGCGATGAGGTTTTCAGATATCAGCTTTTATCCAGAATGAAAATGGATTGTGAGTTTTTCCTTGGTTTTGGAAACCGTATGGAAAAATACCTTTGGGCAGGCAATGTGGTCTTTCAGATCGAGTGTATGAAGTCAATATGGGACAGCTTCCCTGCGGATGGAAAGCCGGAGTGGTTGACCGTGGAGCAGATTGAAAACTACGAAAGGAGAATGGCGGGATGAAGGTATTCTTTACTTCTCCGACAAAACAAGACCAGAAAGAATTTGAAGATGCTGGCCTAAAAGCCTCACTTCTGGATGACCGCGTGAAAATCGTTGCGGTGGATGACAATTCCCATGTTGGAACTCTTTTCATGGGACAAAAAGACTATGACCGGCTGGGAGAGGATTATATCCGGCAAAATGTGTCGATGCAGTTTTCAAAATTCACAAACAGCTGGTTTGTTCGCGTGTCTGAGAACAATTATTACAATGACCAGGCCAGAAATCCAGATAAAATTATCCATGTTCGTTTTGTAGAGATTGAGGACGGCACAGGGAGACAAGTCTATCGTGGCGAGGATGGGCGCTATTACCTCCGTGATGTATCAACCAGAGAGCCGTTTGCTAAGTGGTACATCTGTGGAAAGCGCCGTGTTTTCGAGGACGGGAATGAACCGAGGGCAAATCTCATTTTCCAGTGTGGTGAGCAGCAGGAGAAAGTTATATATGATGATTGGAACGGCGTTGCGGCGTATTCCGATACATTCAATCCAAACTTCTATAAGGAGGCGTAAATCATGTATCTGTCAAAGGTTAAGCTGGAAGAAATCAAAAGTAAATATCCGACGTTGGTTCTCATGGATGACGATATCGCGGATGCTTTTAATATGGTCAGCGATATTTTGACAGCTGAGGCGGACGCAATTAAGGAAAAAGAACCGTATGCCACCGCCTCCATCAATCGATTGGAAGCCGCCGCATATGAAGTTTTCTCTGTATGTGGAGATATCGAAAACGAAAATTTTAGCGAAGGAGGGTAAATTATAGCCGTGCTTCGTCGGTAGATATAGTAGGAGGTGCTTTTTCTATGGTGTCCTACAAAGATAACTCAGTTGACATTGAAACAAAATATACCGTCGAAGTGGTGGACGATAAAAAGGATTGGGATTACATATGCAATGGCGTATTCAATCACGGAGAGCCGTGGGAGCGATATAAGAAGCATGTGTTCTCCAGCCTGGATAAAGCAATGAGCTTATATCTTGCCCTATCATTTAGCGATAAGGTTTATGACATCAAGCTATTTGAGCAGATTGTTTTGAATGGGGAGATCATCAGAGAAAGCTATCTTGAGTTGGATTCTTCCATACTGTATTCAATCAGAGGACAAATCAATAAGGATATGTGCGACCAGCTTTATCGGTTGAAAGATCGGGCGGCAGAGCAGGAGGCGATGTTACATAAGCACGATGAATTTTTAAGGAAATATCCGCATGTCAACGACGGATTCAAAAGGTTTTTAGAAATCAGTTAATCTATCTGCATGGCAGAAAATATAAGGAGGAAACAATATGAATAGCAACATGAAGAAGTCTGGCCTGGGCAAGTATGCCGGTGTGCATGGTGTGGTGTTTAAGAACTCCGTTCAGCCCGCCGCTGTGTCCAAGGGTGTCATCGGGAAGGGCGGCGGTAAGACCTGCAATGCCCCTATGGATTCCGATGCGGAGTTTGAGAAGCGTCTGAAACGCTATGAGTGACATGGTATCTCACTCTGCTCCGCGTCGTGCCTCCAAGACCTACCAGGAAAACAACTGGGGAAGAATCATGGACGGCCACAAGCTGCTTGACCGTATGACCAGCCTGGTTGCTGCTCGATAAATAATGAAATGAGTTTGAAGCCCTCAAATAATGAGGGCTTCTTCTCATATTTTTTGTGAAAGGAAACAGAACATGAAAGTTTATGTTATGGTCTATCAGAATGATAGATGTGAATGGGATGCTGAAGTTGATGTTTTCACCACAAAAGATGAAGCGCAGCGCGTCATGCGTGAACAGTATCAGGCTGCTTTTAGAAGGAGAGGCTGTATCAATGGATATGTTGCCGATCCGATGGATGGCTCTCTCCCCGCAAAAAGGTATAGCTGTAGGGACGATATGGCTGAAATTTGTGATGACTACAACTGCATATATGACCAGTGGCAAATCCACGAAAAAGAGCTGAAAGGGTGTTAATGATGAAAGTTTACATGCTGGTGCATAAACAGGACACTTCCTCTATGTGGGATGCAGATGCAGATATTTTTCTGACTAAAGAAAAGGCACAGGAGGTAATGCAAGAACAGTATCGCGCCGCCCTTGAAAGTTGGGGAATTAACGATCTCACAGAACCATCCGAAGATTTTCATTGGACTTGCGACGAAAACCAGGCTGAAATTTCTGATGACTGCAAGTGCGAATATGAACAGTGGCAAATTCAAGAGAAAGAACTTGATGTCAAGGCAGCTGTGGAGGTTCGCGGTGGCCTGGTTCAATCTGTCATTGCAAATGCTGGAATCGATGTAGATGTGTACGATCTGGATGTGTCTGACTTCCCCGATGATGGCGAGGTAGACGAGGCAGATCGCAAAGGGCGAGAGTTTACCGAGCTGTCTAACCGCCCTGATTGGGGGAGTGTTTGGTGAGCCGCACTGATGAGTCGTAAACGACGAAACCGCCGAAAGGCGGTCTGCGGATAATTAAGTCTTTAGGTTAATTATTTCCCGTGACAAACGGTAGGTATAATAGAAGGAGGTATTTCTCATGGCTACTGCAAATTATATGACGATGGAAAACTTTCCGCTCTTTGTGAAAGAGTTTAATACGCAAATCAAGCGCTGCCCTGCCTGTGGGCTGTATCAGGATTGTGAGAATGATGTGTGTGAAGAGTGTGGCGAGGAACTGGAAGAAGAGCTGTTCTTTGACAGCATTGAATGCCAGGAACTGGTGGACGATATCGAATCCAGACTTGAAAACGATGTCAATGGCGGTCTGACTTTTCACAAGATTTCTGTGGAATCTGGTTATTATTCCGGCGTTCAATTCTATGTGGAAACCACGGATGACCCGACGGAAATGGACAACGAGGATTGCCGCTATTATTTCGACATGTATCGCAGCGTAGCGATTCGCCGCTATAATAGCGAGGTCAACAAGGTATGTCGGATTCTGAGAAAGCTGGCAAAGGAATATGGCTTTGATGAGCTGTATCTGATGGCAAGGTTCAGTAATGGCGAAGCTCTTTATGGGCGTGTGGAAAACACAAGCCGAGCCAAGCTGATGCAGGCCGTATCGCCCAGGGTATAAGAATGATGGTTGAGAAACAAAAAAGGATTTGATATAATGGAGGCAACATGGTAAACAGCAAGGTGATTGATATGTCGGATGTAATGAACAGCGGCGGGATGGCCGCTCGTATTGCCCAGGCAAAGGAAAAAGCAGAGGCGGAGTATCAGGAAAAAATCAAGCAGTCCCGTGAAGCAGATGTGGACGTGCGGGACTTCTTTTCAGACGAAGAGCTGGACAGGATTCTAACAGACAACGAGTTTTTCAGCGGAAGGGTTGCCGATCTATCGAAGGTGCAGCGGCATAAGAAAGTATCCTTGGCCGCACGGTGGATGAAAGCAAACAGCATGGAAGTCGTGGATGTCGATATAGAGCCGGTGTCCAGCTCTCACCCTAATGCAATTATCACAATGGAAATACGCCGGCTTGCCTCTCTACGAGGGCAGGAGCTAAAAGTGTTCACCGCTATGTGTGCAATGGCTGACAGTGTGTTCATGTCTGGTATTAAGGATAGCGTGATTCGTTTCACTTTTGGAATTGAAGAGGTGTGGAAAGCATGATTTACAACAATACTGTTTCCGACATTGAAAGTAGTGTGCTGGAGCCTTGGAGAATGTGCGGAGAATATAAGGATGGCTTTACCGTAACGGTTAGCGGAAGTGACGAAGAAGATTGTATGAATTTGCTGGTCGAGCTTGAATCAAAGCACGGAGAATTGACCTGGTATTCTGGATACTGTGATAAGGATTATGAGGCTGGAGAATACATAGGGGAAGAAAACTTTATCTACGAATAAACAGACATCGATTAAAGACGCTGGAAAAATCCAGCGTCTTTTTTTTGTTTTCGGTTAAGATTTTCTAAGCTGGAGCGGCAGGTATAATAGAAGGAGGTATCCGATATGATTATCAATTATGATCGTTCTCGTGTCACTGTTTCAGATAAAGAGCTGATGCGTCATGGATATGCTGAGGAAGACTATCATTCTATTCGCCTCTCTTTTGAATACACGGAGCAGCAAAAGCAGGAAAACCGTATGCGGGCAGAATCTTGCGATAATGCAAAGTGGAGTGAGATTTGTAAGGACAGCGCATTGATGCGAAGCCGTTACATGGAGAGAGTTATTGATAAGATAGTCTCTGCCTTTTCCGTATATAACTTTTCTGCGGATGATGTGCCATACGATAGTGATGGTTGGGATTTATACTTTTGGTGCAATGATTTCTTTAATACCTGTTCCGGTACTGGATTACGCGGGAATGACTACTCTTACATGACTTTGACATTCAATAAGTGGCAAAATCTAAGTCATCGCATGGATCTCTGTACTCGATTTTTGGAGCTTGTGGAGAAAGAGTTTTCCGATTTGGAAAACCTGAGAATTGACATCCAGTACGGTGCTATGGTTTATGAGAAAGAGATTGAAAAATCGGCTGCCGCACTGGTGGATAGTCTGGATGGAAAAAGGTTCACCATGGATGGCACATTCCATCAGTCAATGTTCGGGTTTGGCCTAAAAGGGGATGGCCGTCTTGTCAAATCCGACGGGAAACTTTACTGGATGAAGAAATATGCAAAAAATCGTGGGTATCTTATGTCCCCTATTGATATCCTGCGTATCGGCTGGGCTACAACTAATATGGATAGGTGATAAAGATGCCATACGTCATATTCAATAAACAGAACAACAAATACATTAAACATCCTTACACATGGGTCAGCCGTCTCAGTGCGGCAACAAAATTCAAAACGGAAGAGAACGCTAAAAAGTTTCTGACTTGCCCGCCACGCGCTCTTGCGCTCCCATCTGCTGATGATATTGAAATTTTGTCAGCGGATAATCTCACAAGCAATTTCAATACCAATTACACATTCACGGAAGAAACAGCGCAACAAGAGTTTGAAGAGCTGAAACAATTCCTTTCCTCTACCCTATCCTCTTTTGACAAACTTGCTTCACTCCCAAAATACTATGGTTCTGAGGTACAGAAGTGTGACCAGGAAACATTGGATGTTCTACACAAGATTGAATTTTGCAATGTAAGTGCGTCGGATGGGTATAAGCTATATAAACAGCTCCAGGAAATCCGTGTTCGCCGTAGAGAAGCGAAAGACCATCTTGAAATTGCGAGTCTTGTTTTGTCAACTGGATTGCTATCCAGCATGAAAGCCTTGGACGGTGAGATTAAATCCATTGAAACCAATATGGCAAACAGAAAGTATAAACCGCGTGTTTTGATCGGGCTTTTTGATGACAACGGCATAACAGAAATCGAAGAAGATGAATCCGATGAAACAGAAAGCGAGGAAACAGCATGAGATATTACAGCACACAGCGCCCAGTATCGCCAGGGAGCTATCCTACTGGCGGAGTAATCAGCATTGTGAACTTTGATACAAAACGGTATGTCTCTAAAATCGGAGGGAACGCATGGGGATATATCGAATACAGTAAAGATCTTCCTGAAAAAGATGTACATGCCTATGAGCTTGTCCCTGCACCTCCCTACCATTGCACAAACAAACAAATGGCTGCTCTAAAGCGGATTATCTCACGCGGCCAGAAGAAGTATAACACCATACCACGGCTTGATAAATTTGACATCTGCGGACAGCGATTCAGCGACAATGGGTATGCGGTAACGGATGGCGCAGTTACGGCGTTTATCCCAGAGGCTTTGAATGGATTGCCGTATGATTCAGCCAGACCAGATGCAGATTTACTATATCGCATACTCACGGAAGAGTTAAATAACGGCGACTATTATGCCGTTGATCTGGACGATGTGAGATATGACATACCGGACTTGACCTACATAAAAGAACAGATTGCAAACCACAAGAAAGAAGGGAAAGAAAACAAAACCTTTGGATTTAATCCTCGTTGCGAAGTCGTGTTTAAGGCAAACCGTTCTGACGGCTCTGAAATTGTGGGAGTATATGATGCGGAACTGATTCGTGATGCGGTTGAATGTGTTGGAAAGCATCCGATTTGTTACATCGGATTTAACAAAAACAAGCAGCAGCCTTATCCGTTCTTCCTTGTTGGAAGTGAGGATAGTTTGTGGGATATCTCTTCTGGAATCCACGCTATCGTAATGCCGCTGGCAAAACACAGTATCTGATGGAGGTTCTAATATGCTCGTTGTAATGATTTTGATGATGATTCTGAAGCTTTTGTATGATGGTATCAGTGTCTTTTGTTCAGAGGTAATTGTGTCTGCAAAGAATCCGTACACGACCTATCGAAAACTCATTTCTGAAAATCATAATGCGAACTCAGACATCTCTATGCTTCAACAGACATTTGAACATAACTCGCCAGAAGTCACCCTCAAATATATTGGTATTACAACAGATGACAGCAATGATGTGCAGAACGGAGGCGATATCAAATGAACTTACTCGATAAGTTTTCTGCTGTGGATATCAAGGCGGAGACCAGGATATCCAACAGCGACAAGCAGTTTTGCGAGGTGCAGCAGGCCGCTTATAATCATGGACGCAATGCACTTAAACAGATCTTGGATGTCAGTGAGCGTTTCATCAAAGAACAGAATGACATTTTGGGAGCCATAGACCGTGAGGTTTACAGCAACTACATCTATGACGGACGGGAGGGTGTAAGTCTTCATAGCATCCACGAGCTTTTGCGGAAAAGCCATAAGACGTTCATCTCCAAAATTGTGAGTCATTTTTCCAGCGCATATCATGTTGAACTGGATTCAAGCTCTGTGGTTGATAACCTTGTTCCCCATGAGCCGCGTTATTCCAACGAGAAGGACGCAAAGGAGTACACGGAGCAGATTGAGAACATGGATGTTTCGTATGACCAGGTGCTCGACCAGATTTTTGTCCAGCTGGGAGGTTTCTCTTTCCATGATAAGGCGGTCAATGAGATGAAAGAGAAATGCCATGAAGCTGCATGGAACAGATACTATGGAAAGAAGGTGTATGAACAGAAAAAGTCCGTGCTATCCTTTACTGGATACGGATGCTCTTTTGACAGCTGGCATGAACAGTGGCATAAGGGCGAATACGAAATCAAACTGACAGATGGAATGAAAGAGATCATTCGCGCTCTTGCCTACTTTGAGTATGGAGAAATCGGGTATATTCCGTATGCTTTTAACTGTCTTCTTGGATGGTCTTGGACTACCACGGAAACAGAGCGTCAGTTTGATATGGAAAAACTGAAGAGTATCAAGTGCTTTAAGAATGGCCGTGTGGATATTCGGTTTACCAGCGAGGCTTATGCTCGGCAGTTTGCGGAAGAATTTCTTGGAACGGAGGTGTATTGATATGACAAAGCAAGAAAAGGTAATCGTATCTGCGTATACTGGTGTGCTTATGTGTGATTTTGCCGACCTCCATAAGTACATTGAAAAGATTATGGGCAGGCCGGTGTGGACGCACGAGCTTGCGGATCACGATGTTATGCAGGAGATTAAGGCAAAGTCTAAAGAGGACTTTATGAATCTTTGCAGGAATTAGTTAATCAACTCTGTTAATTTTTGATCTTATTCCCTGGTAGATATAACAGGGCGGTTCTTGGAGGTCTCCGTAAAAGCCTCCATCCATAAAACATACATAGGCGGTGAACACATGAAGTACAACATCTTAAATCAGGCTATTCCCCAGAACAGCAGGCGGGAATTGAATGATAAGATTCTATATTTGATTGACAATGACCTTGCGGAATCCTCTGGAATTACAAAGGAGGATATCTATAACGCCTATACTGGCGACGGAGGACTGCACGGCCTGAAATATTCTGACTTTGATAGCTATTATGAGTATTCTAATGCCAAGAAAGAGATAGAGAACGGGCAGTTCTTTACCCCTCCCCTACTCTGCAAGTTCATCATGGATTGTCTGAATCTGTCTGGGACGGATGTTGTAGCCGATTTGACTTGTGGAATGGGCGGATTCTTTAATTTCGCTCCGGCAGAGAGCAATGTGTACGGATGTGAATTGGATATCAAGGCATACAAAGTTGCCAAGTACCTATATCCAAAAGCAAATATCACCTATGGAGATATCAGAAGTTATTCTCCTGGCATTAAGTTTGATTATGTGGTTGGAAACCCTCCGTTCAATATTTATTGGTGGGTGGATGAGAACCAGATTATTTCTCAGCTTTACTATTGCCAAAAGGCGGCAGAGCTGATGAAACCCATGGGAATTATGGCGCTGGTTGTCCCGGCCTCTTTTTTGGCGGATGATTTTTCAGATGGCTCATTGATTAAGGAGATGGAAAAGCATTTCAGTTTCCTCGGTCAATTTATGTTGGATAAGGATATGTTTTCTGCCATTGGTGTATATGGATATGAGACAAAGGTGCAGTTCTGGCAGCGGAACAGCGAGGTGGATGGATGGATCTCACGCCTTTATTCAACAGAAATGACGATTGATGCCGTATCGTTAAACAGCGCTGGAGTCGATATGGTCAAGCGCATGTGCTTGGATGAGGCGCAGGAGTTATTTCGGAAGAACAGATCTCATATCCTGCTTGAGTTATCCCAGCAAAGAGATACATCCAGCAATTTTATGTATCAAGTGAAAAAATATCTCTACGCAATTAAATCTCATCCTGTTCTTAAAGAAAAGTATGTGAAGTGTTGTGAGTATCTCAACAAGTTTTTTACCCAGAAACAGCCGGCAGATATGTCTTATGAGGAATGGTGCCGTGTTCGATTGACGGAGGCAAAAGTGCTTGCTTATCTCCGTGGCGTAGTCAGCAAACAGCATCCAAAGAAGTATGAAGATGTTGTCCGCATGGTGAACTATGGATACTCCATTGGATACAAGGCATATAGCACTAAAATGGCGCGTCGAATGCCAGAGTATATGAAGAACGCCACCCCAATCTATCAAATTGTAAGCGAGAGCATGGATGCGGATCAGTATGGTCATTTCTCAAAGTTGATTCGTCGGAAGCAGAGAGAGTATCAAATTGAACAGCTTCCCTTATCGTCTATGGTTATGGATGATTCTATCGCAAAGTATTTGGATGAGTTCACTCTATATGATAGCGAAAACGATGAAGAAATTCGCTTGAACGACATTCAGAAGCACGACATCAACTTGGTTTTGCAAAAGCGGAACATGCTGCTTCAATGGGAGCAGGGGTCTGGTAAAACTTTGGCTGGAATTGCGACTGGCCTATATCGGATGGAACGGCAGAACGCATTTTGTACTTGGGTAGTGTCCTCTGCGATCTCAATCAAGAACAACTGGGATGTCGTACTCCCAAACTATAGACTTCCTTATGTCATGGTGAATCGGATGAAGGATTTAGAGCAAATCAAGCGTGGAGATTTTGTAATCATCACCTTAAATATGTTGTCCAAATATCAGCGCCAAATTAAACCATGGGTAAAAGCACACGGTGGAAAGATTGCCCTATGCTTTGATGAAAGCGACGAGATGACAAACCCATCCAGCTTGCGGGCAAAAGCAGTGTTGAATATTTTTCGTCGTTCCAGATTTAAGCTGCTGATGACAGGCACAAGCACAAGAAACAATATTGCAGAGTTTTTCCCGCAGCTGGAGCTTGCCTATAACAACTCTGCAAATATGATTTCCTGGTGCAGAACAATCTATCGGTATGATAGGTCGAACAAAAAAGATGGTGTGGAAGAAGGGCTTCACGAATATCCAAATCCCAATTTTGGAAAGCCTATTCCTCCCTATCGCAAAGGGTTCAGGCTTTTTTCTGAAAGCCACCTCCCGGAGAAAATTACCGTGTTCGGTGTTGCGCAGAGGAATCAGGATATCTTCAATGCGGATGAATTGAGCGACATCCTTGGTCGGTTTGTAATCACAAGGACATTTGAAGAGGTGTCTGGAAAAGATATCAAGCGGATTCATCAAGTTCCCGTCCGATTCACAGATGCAGAGCGTTTTGTCTACAGAAAAGCAATCGAAGAATTTGAAAAGATGCGGAGCAATTATTTTTCTTCCACCGGCAATCTGAGAAAAGATGCTATGATGCGCTTGATTCAGCAAATCACACTGCTTTTACGGATCAGTGCCGCACCTAACACAGTCCATGAGTATATAGGCGGAACGCCTGCAAAAATTGTCAAAGTATTAAACATGCTGGATGACATGCACGACGATATTGTAGCTATTGGAGTCCGCCACAAGATCGTTGTCAACGCATACGCCGAGGCAATTCGTGAAAGATTCCCCGATAGGCCGTTGTTTGTTGTTACCGGGTCTACAACAACGCTTGCGGCCAGACGAAAACTCCGTAAAACCTTGCGTGAGAGTAAAAACGGGATTCTCCTATGCACTCAGCAGAGCCTACCTTCTTCTGTTAATTTTGAGTTTGTGGACAATGTGATTATCCCGGAGCTGCACTACAATAACTCTCGGATGAGCCAGTTTTATATGCGTTTTATTCGGTACAACTCTACAAGAGAAAAGAACATCTATTTTGTCACCTATCTTGGAAGCATCGAATCCAATCAAATGCAGATGGTGTTGGCAAAAGAAAAGCTTAATCTGTTTATGCGTGGGCAAGATACCGATCTGGATGACATCTATGAACGGTTCGGTGTGGACTACGACTTACTTTCTGTTCTCATGTCTCGTGAAATGGATGAAAACGGAAAGATGTATATCAAATGGGGAGAACAAAATATCGTTTAGGGGTAAATTTATGCCGCATAGAAACGGTAGGTGTAATAGGAGGTGTTGATATGAGCTACAACATGGTCAACCGTGGAGGACACATTGAGGTTTGGGACGAATGCGGTAGATTTGTACTCTCCGCCGATACCATTGGGGAGGCAAAAAGGGATTTGGATGAACTGGAGAAAAGAACAAGCTCCCCTTAAATGGGGAGCTGTTACATAGGAGAGATGAACATGGATAAGTTTGTGATGATGAAGAAGATGAACGGAGCCAGGGTAAGAACAAAGGATCTTTGGGGTGTTCAAATTCATGGCGGAAAGTATTATATCTATTGCAACCGAAAGCCGATATGCTATGGTGCTATGCGGCCTGGATTAACGCCGTCAGAGATCTTGAGACAGCATTGCGGCGAAACATTTGTTAGAGCAGTGTGATCCCCTTTTGCATAGCCACTCGCTTCATATCATTTTCCCAGGCCGTTTTTCTATGGTATCTTTGCCACTTCAAATACTCGTCCCACCTGTGGTTTGACGCTTCGTTGGACACACCAAATATATTTTGGATATCCATGGGAGATTTAACCCCAAGCATTGGGAACAGTGGCATGGGACAAAGCAGCGTGGCCGCAAACTGATCGGCCTCTACTTCAAAATCCTGTGCTTCCATCTGATTGAATCCATGCTCTGCCAACATAGGTTCAACAACAAGTGGCAGGTGTTTCAAAATAACATGACCAAGCTCATGTGCTTTTGTCCATCGTTTTCTCCCCTCTACATTATTGCCTGAACTATCAGAATTCCAAAGAATAAGGTATCTGTTGTTTGCGACATCGTAGTGGGTACATCCAGATTTACTTTCGCATAATAGAATAACATCGCGGATTGAACATCCATTGGTTTCTGCAAACTGTTTGTATGTTCTCATTCTGCAATTTGTTAAGCGGGAGATGATGGTGTCAGGCTCTATTGGGAAGCTGATCTTGTCCATATCCCTGTAAATCTGCAAGACCTGGTTATAGATAAACGGATATCGGATCATTGGTACACCCCCGTTCAGGTACTCATTAAGACTATATCGTGTAATGTGTACGATAAACAGGACTTGTTACTTATCCTCATCCTGAAATGCTTCCTGAAAACCAAGCCGGAGCATACCCATCATACGCTCCTTATCCTGGGGAGACATTCTGGATTTAGCTCTTTGTAAAGAAACGAAGTCCTCATCCCCTACTAATTTCTCAGCTGAGTCTTTGATATCAGATAATCCAATTAGGTAGTCAACAGATACCCCAAAATATTCAGCGATCATTTTTACTCTATCGACGGAAGGTGATGTCGTTGTTTTCCATTTGCGAATCAAGGAAGCTGCAATGCCAAGGTCTTCAGAAAGCTTTGCCATCGAGATCCCCCTGCTTTCGCAAAGTTCTTTTATCCTGGTATAAAGTATGGACTCCATAATGCGCCCCTCCAAAGATAATATTTTATCGTTTTCATGTTGACAGCGATAATAATTTCTGGTATAGTAGTGGGCAAAGGCGACACTATATTATCGCCATTGATGCTATTATAGCTCAAATATTCTCGAAAGTCAATTAAAAAGTTTTGGAGGGCGTAAGAAGTAATGGTAGTACGAAATGGCGTAGAAACCAAAAATGTTACCAGCAAAGACTTTGATCTGACGAGCGCATCGGCCAGCCGTGTACTACTTCCCTGCCGTGCTTGGGGAGAAATGCGGCTGGAAATGATGAACGCAGCTCTTGGTATGATGTCGGAAGAAGAGCTACATAGGGTGTGCGGTGCCCCATATGAAGAGGTTGTTCGGCGTGAGGATGTTAAAATGCTGTTTAATATCCAGAGAAAGCAAGTGCGTCTCACCGCACATGCTTCTGGCGATGCTGTTTTTGGACAGCATTTTGATGCTCGTATCCCAGTTATGGCAGATGCAACCGAAATTACAAGTGTTCTGGATGAGTTCTTTTCATGTGGAAGTCGCGGCCTGAGTCAAGAATATGCGGACTATTATGGTAAAGTGTATGCTGAATGGAAAAACCAAAAATAATTTTGCTAATTCCTATTGACAAACAGCAACCTATCTGTTATAGTAATACTCGTAAGGAGTAAGCTAATTTACTTTCATTTGGGAATCAGAAATAGGAGGACGGCACGTGGATAACAGTAGTTACCGTAGCCAATACATCCAATCTGGTAATGAAAACATTTCAGAGCAGTCCATAGCTGTATATGATGCTTTCTGGAAGAGACTTCAAAAGTCCGAAGATGCAGTCGGAAAGCCAATGGAGGATGGCTACACAACAGAAGAGTATGTCAAATTGATAGACGGTATGAATGTATCAAACATTAGTGCTTTCTTGACATACAAGAGCAAAATTAACCGTTATCTCAAATGGTTAAACGGGAATGGATTGCTCGATCAGGAGTTTGTGGACAATCTTAGGCTCGTAAAGTATGACATGGTTCCATCATATCATGTTTACGACACGAAGTATTTTAAGGACTTCCATTCCCTACAACAATCTATTGAAGATACGCTTTGGGCAGCAGAGCGAATTGATGATCGGATTTTCAGCACTCAAATCACCGCAATTTATTTGGCCTGGTGTGGATATACAGCGGAAGAGGCTGTATCAATCAAAAAGGACGAAGTGTTTGAAGACCATATCGATTCATCCGGCCATAAATGCTTTCCAAATGATAAGATTATGGAATATATCAAAGATTATAGAGATGCTACAGAGTACGAGTCCCAAGGTCGTGGCGTTATTACACTAAAGTATGTTTATTCCGATCTTCTTTTGCGAACTTGCAGAGCAGATAGCGTTGATACTAAGACATTGAGAATCATGCTACGAGGATTTGGTAAGAGTAGTGGAGAAGAAGTAAACCTATTCACATACGACAAAATTTATTGGTCTGGGATTTTCAATCGAGCTTATATATATGAGCTTGAGAACGGAGAAATTAAGCCTGGTGATGTAGAGACTATGGAAACAATTTTCCAGCAAAAATATCCGTCTGTTGCAGTTGCGAACAAGTGGCTGCGTGACTATCAAAAGTTCAAGGAACATTTCTTCCCAGAAGCAAAAGGATAATTTCATATAAGGCTTAGAGGGGCAACCCTTTAAGTCGTATATAAGGAATTAGCTAATCTATTTTATATATCCGAACAGTTCCAGGTGGAACACCTTTTGCGGGAGGGCAGGATCGTTACCTGAACGGATAATTTTAAGCTTGTTCCTAACATGAGGGAGGTGATGCTATTTGGTTGTATGTACTTACTGTCGTAAGGAGAGGCCGTTTTGGGCTGTGGACGAAGACGGCACTGGCGACTACTCCGCACATATCGTTTCTGGCACAAATGCTTTTGTTGACACTGCTGGAAAGCGTATGAGGTTTCGGTTTTGTCCAATGTGCGGGAGACCGTTGACCAATCCTCCTGACGATGGGGGGGGTAAGGTTCTGGGATTGTTTGCATTTACCAGGCCGACATATCGCAATAGCATAAAAAAGGAGTGTATAACCTATGGGCAAAGCCAGAAGTGACAGCGGCTATTATTGGGTGGACAAAAAGCTGACCTGTAATGGCTGCAAGTATCTAAATTTCTACAAGGCAGGATGCCGACGAAACCAGCCGCCTGGCCATGTTCGTCATCTTCCAACCTACACAAACGGAGACGATTATATTGCTGTTCTGAGACCGCCCGATTGTGATTACCAGAAAGAGCAGAAGCCCACCGAACAGGTGAGTACGGAGGGGTAACATGCCAGTCTTTATATTGCTTCTGTTCCTTGGCGTTGCAGTCCTATGGCTTTTACTTTCCTTTTGCTTTATCCCTATCGGAAAATTTGTTTACCGATTGATTAAGGATGCAAAAACTTCTATGTCAAAAGATGACTACAAAGAAAAATCTGAAGAAAAGGATGGTACAGATCAGAATGGTTAAGAAAGGATTTATTGGCGCGATTGTGCTTGCCGTCGTTCTATTTGGCGGAGTGATCCTTGGGCTTATGTGTACGGAGCGTATTCCAGCCGGCTATGTCGGTGTGGTGTACAACATGAATGGCGGAGTGGACGGAGAGGTTCTTCAGCAGGGCTGGCACCTTGTCTCTCCTACCAAGAAGGTAACGATATATTCTATCGGGATTGAGCAGAGCTACCTTACAGCCGAAAACAAGGGGGATTCTCCTAACGACGAGAGCTTTAATATTCCTACGTCTGATGGAAAGACAGTGCGTGTAAACCTTGAGTTCTCCTATCGTTTTGATGAGGAACGGGTTTCTGAGACCTTTACCATGTTTAAGGGGAAGTCCGGCGAGGAAATCAAGAATACATTTATCAAGCCTAAGATTGTTGCCTGGACGCAGGAGGTATCTGCAAACTATCCCGTAACAGATATCTTTGGAGATAAGCGCACGGAGATCAATGCAGAGCTGGATGTGTACCTGCGGGACAAGTTTGATAAATATGGCATTATTATTGACACTGTGAATTTTACCGATATTTCTGTAGATGAAGAGACCGCTGCGGCGATCCAGAAGAAGGTAAATGCACAGCAGGAGCTTGAGCTTGCCAATATCGAGGCGCAGACAGCAAAGGTACAGGCCGAAAAGGATAAAGAGGTTGCGCAGGTCGCCGCTGAAAAAGCCATTGTTGAGGCGGAGGCTAAGGCAGAGGCTACCAGAATTGCGGCAGAGGCAGAGGCCGATGCAAATGCGCAGATTGCCGCCTCCCTTACGCCTGAGCTGATTGAGAAAATCAAGTATGAGAAGTGGAATGGTGAGCTGCCCACGGTTTCTGGTTCTAACGCAATCGTGAGTATGGAAGGACTGAAGTGATTTTGATGAAGAGAGTTTATGTTGATATCATCTCCGAAAAGGAGAAGAAGCTTCACCAGCTTCAGTCTGATGCGGAGGGCGCTGTGGACATCGTAACACGGGCGATTTCCGGTCTGGAATTGGTAAATCAGGAGATTGAGGATACCAAGGCCGAAATTGACGAGTATATCTCTCGTCTTACTGAACAGCGCGACACATTGATTCATAATCAAAAGAGAAACGCTGTTGTAATCAAGAATTTCTCCAAGCTCCTATCCGCAGAAGAGGCGGATGAAATGAGCGATGCGGAATCTTAAATGGCCGCTGGTTGTTACGGCACGAACAGCAATTTAATATGAATGAAGATATGAAAATATAAATGTGTCGTGTTGCTTGGAAAGATAAATTGTCATTTATGTCGAGCAATTAGAAAAGAGACAAATAAGGCGCATACAGCAATCTAAAAGGAAATTGAACTTGAAATTCAACATACATAAGCGCCTTGAATATGGGGCAGTAATCCTAATTTGGTAAGGAAGTGGTTTGCTAAACCACCAGTAATCCGAAAGGATGTGCAGGTTCGAGTCCTCCCTTCCGCTTCACGCCTCCTTTGGCGGTTGGTTGTAGGAAAATCTATATGATCACAGTTAGGTAAGGGTCACGCTTCGCTGGTTGTACCAGAGCTTGCGGGGTGCTCCAGTGCAATTCTGGTGAGCCTAACACAAATATCTATGCGTAACGCCGGCAGAAGTACAATGCTGGTGCGATTGGTAGAGGAAGCATCTATGAGCAACGATTTTATGTCCGCTATGAAGAAGACCCTGAACGATGAGTACAATGTTGCGTTCACGGAAAATGGTGCGGCTGGATATCGCACCACCGGCAAGAGCCTGCTTGATCTGAATTTCGCCGTTGCTTCTCTTCGCAAGGCAACCCCTGGCGATATCGCCGCGAGATTCACACGGGCTTTCTTTGAGGATCAGGTTGCCGCTATGAAGTGGCTGTTCTTTGCCCGCGATATCCGAGGTGGGCTTGGTGAGCGCCGCCTATTCCGCGTCGTGTTCCAGTACATGGCGAAGAGCGATCCCAATTACATCAAGCCCTTGATTAAGCTTGTGCCTGAGTATGGCCGCTGGGACGATCTCTGGTGCCTCTTTGGTACTGATCTGGAGAGCGATTTGCTGGATGTTGTGTGCGCACAGCTGAAAGAGGATATCTCCAATATGAACAGCGGTAAAAGCATTTCTCTGCTGGCAAAGTGGATTCCATCCATCAACGCATCTTCTCCCGTGAGCCGACGCTATGCAAAGCTAATTTGCGGATATATTGGGATTCAGGAGTGGGATTACCGCAAGGCTGTTTCTGCTCTCCGCACCAAGCTTGATATCGTGGAGAAGAAAATGTCTACAAAGGCATGGGGCGATATCGTGTATGAGGCTGTTCCGTCCCGTGCAAATCTGCTTTACAACAGCGCTTTCCTGCGCCACGACGAGGATCGCCGCCGCAAGTTCCTCAGTAGTTTGGAAAAGGGAGAGACCAAGATTAACGCCTCTACCCTCTTCCCGCACGACATTGTGAGCAAGTACACCAATGGAGGATGGAGCGTAAGCGTAAAGGGGCTTGATCAGACCCTTGAGGCTTTGTGGAAGTCTTTACCTGACACAGTAAACGGCTGCGGGAACACCATCGTTGTTGCAGACGGCAGTGGAAGCATGACCACCAGTGTAGGAGGTAAGGTAAGCGCTCTGGATGTAGCAAATGCCCTGGCGATTTATTTCGCTGAGAGATCTTCCGGCCAGTTCAAGGATAAGTACATCACTTTCTCTGAGCGTCCTCAGCTTGTGGATCTCAGCCATGGAAAGTCTCTGAGAGACAAAATCAAGATTGCTTTGAGCCACGATGAGGTAGCAAACACCAATATCGAAGCGGTGTTTGATCTGATTCTGGACACGGCAATCAAAAATCATATGTCTCAGGATGATATCCCCCAGAACATCCTTATCATTTCCGATATGGAGTTCGACGGTTGCGCCGTTTCCAATTCCTATCGTGGAGGATATGGCAGAAACAAGGGCGTTGATTCCCGTTTGTTCCAGGTCATCACCCAGCGCTATGAGGATGCCGGATACAAGCTGCCTCGTTTGGTGTTCTGGAATGTAAACAGTAGAACGGGTACAATCCCCGTTATCGAAAACGACTTGGGCGTTGCCCTGGTTAGTGGATTCAGCACTAACATCGTGAAGATGGTGATGAGCGGCCAGACCGATCCTTACGAGTGCATGCTGGAGACCTTGAATACAGAGCGCTACGCGCCTATTGAAGAGGCTCTGAAAGGACTGTAATCACTTTAGGAGAGGTGGTGTTCCACCTCTCCTTTCACTATAAACTGGAGGCATGATTATGGAGGCAATTACCGAATACATCAAAAGAAATTCTAATGGACGAAAGCGCCCTGTGCGTGGAGCAACCATCGCCTCTGCATTTGGCGTGTCTGGAGTTAGGGTAAGAAACATGGTTAATTCCGCAAGGTGTAAGGGAGACCCTATTTGTTCTAATGGGAATGGATACTACATTGCGAGTGATAAGTCTGAGCTGGAAGATACCATCGCCTCTATCAAAGGGCGTATCAGTGTAATGAACAACGCCGTTGACGGCCTGGAACAATATTTAACACAGATGGGGTGATACATTCAGATGCTGACTGCTCAACAGATTCTATCATCAAAGAAATGTGGAGATCTCTTTTCATCTGCTGATAAACAGGTTGTCATTGCTGAGTATCGGGAAATTGCAAGAGCTTATCATCCAGATATCAGCTCTGATCCGCAGGCAAATGAAGTGATGGCAAAAGTAAATCAGCTCTATGAAGAAGCTCTAAAACTTATTGAGTCTGGCGCTTGGGAGGTAAGCAATCGGCTTATTCTGCGAGACAAATCAGGCAAGAAGTACATCGGGAAATATCTGAAACAGTTCCCATTTGAACTTGGTGAGGCTTATATTGCAAACTCCACTGTGACATATGTGTTTAAGGAAAACCATAAGAGATTTTTCGACAATGCGGTTTCCCAAATCAAAGGATTGCGATATGCAAACAAGAAAATGGAAGAAGAAATGTCTCGGTTTATGCCTCGCATTCTCTATGCCTTGTCCTTAGATGATGGACGATTTTGCTTGGTATTAAATAAGCCAGAAGATGTTTTTCTCCTGTCCGACATAAAAGATTTCTTTGGCGGCAGCTTGCCAGATCGTCATGTCGCCTGGATAATGAGCAGACTGTCTAATCTATGCTGCTACTTCAGCTACACGGGAATTGCGCATAATGGATTGACACTGCAAAATTGCTTTATTTGCCCAAGCAAGCATTCTATTTTACCGCTCGGCGGATGGTGGTATGCGCAGAGAATCGGAGAAAAGATGCTTGGTGTCCCCAGTGCGGTCTACGACATTATGCCGATTAAGGCGAAAAGCGAGAAGTTATCCGATATCATTACAGACTTGGAATCCACCAAGCTGATTGGCCGGCAGCTTTCCGATATTTCGTCCCTACCAAAACCATTCCAAAGCTTTTTGAATTCTGGTTCTGCTCACAATGCAATAGAGGAATTTAATCGCTGGAATACAACACTGGATAAATCTTACGGTGAGCGTAAGTTTGTCAATATGCAAGTAACAAAAACTGATATTTATTGTTAGGAGGAATTATTTATGGGTTGTGGAAGTTGGACTCCCCGTGATTGGGATACATATTCCAAGAGTTCGATTGCCGGAAAGAGCGCGGCTGGGATTTATACCAGCAGATCGGTAAAGCCAGAGTTTGATCCCAAGGGTATCCCGATGAGAGAGAGCCGTGACAGCGACGATCACCCCAACAGCAACGCAATTATCATCGGCCTTGATGTGACTGGCTCCATGAGCGATATCCTTGAGGGCGTAGCTAAGAAGCTAAATGTTCTTGTTACGGAGATTCTGGATCGTAAGCCGGTAACAGACCCGCAGATTATGTTCAACGCTATTGGAGATGCGATGTGTGATTCTACTCCGTTTCAGGCCACGCAGTTTGAGTCCGATATCCGCATTGCGGAACAGCTGACACAGCTCTACTTTGAGCGCGGCGGCGGCGGAAATATGTTTGAGAGCTATCCCCTCGCCTGGTATTTTGCGGCAATGCACACAGACATTGATTGTCTCAATAAGAGAAATCAGAAGGGTTTCCTTTTTACCATGGGCGATGACTGCTATCCTGACCGTTTGACCGCACGGGAAATCAAGGATATCTTTGGCGATACCGTTGAGCGCGATATCCCTGTGGAAGAGCTGCTTAACCTGGTCAACCGGAAATATGAGGTATTCCACCTGGTTCTGGATCGCCGCAGCGACACAAGCAATATTGCAAAGTGGCGTTCTTTGATGGGTGAGCGAGTAATTAAGGTAAGCGACTACACGAAGGTTCCTGAGATTATTGTTTCTATTTTGGAGACAATGGGCGGTAAGGATGTGGACGAGGTAGCCGCCAGCTGGGACGGTTCCACTTCTATCGTGGTTAAGAGCGCTCTTGACGGGCTGAAGAGTGTGACAGCGAAAAGCGATCTCGTAGAGTTCTGACAATAAAAGATAAGCCAGAAAGGGGTATTGGTATGGCAAAGCAAATCAAAGTCGTAATCGGTGCAAACTTTGGCGATGAGGGAAAGGGTTTGATGACCGATTACTTCTGCAAAAGGCTTTCCGAGAGTGGGAGCGTACTCAATATTCGGTTTAATGGCGGGGCGCAAGCCGGCCATACCGTAGTAGTGCCAACGCTCGGCCAGCAAAAGCGCCATGTGTTCAGCCATTTTGGTGCTGGGAGCTTTGTCAATGGTACTGATACTTACCTTTCTGGCAATTTTATTTTGAATCCCATTCTCTTTTGTAGAGAGCGCGATGAGATGTATAGAAACTTTTGGTTCTACCCAAAGGTATACATCCATGAGAGCTGTAAAATCACCACGCCATTTGATATGCTGGTCAATCAGATTGTGGAGCGATCAAGGGGCGATCAGCGACACGGAAGTTGCGGTGTCGGGATCAACGAAACAGTTGTTCGATATAGGAACTACGGTATAGGCCACACCATTACTCCTAAAACTATCCGTTCTCTTGACTTAAAGTATCTGCTTACATATCAGCGGGATATCTACCTTCCTAAGCGCTTGAAAGAGCTTGGTGTGTCCAACATCTCTTTGGATGACCTTGGCGTAATTCTAAGCGAAAATATCATTGACAATTGGATCGCTCAAGCCAACGAAATGATGGATTACTGTCATGTTGTGAATGACGATATAGTGCATGTTTATGACGGACTTGTTTTTGAAGGTGCTCAAGGTCTTTTGCTGGATGAGATGTATGAAGAGTTTGCGCCGTATCTCACAACCTCTCGTACTGGAATCCCTGGGGTAAACAGAGTTCTTTATTCTGCTGGGTTGTACGATTGCCGCGATATTGAAATGTGTTTTGTATCAAGAACATACTTTACCAGACATGGAGCCGGCTTCTTCCCCACCGAATGCGGCGCAAAAGATTTGTTTGGAGAGGATAAACAGGACGCAACAAATGTATGGAATGAGTTCCAGGGAAGCTTTAGATACGGATATTTTGAAGAAGATAGATTCCACAATGTATGTGATCAGGAATTCAAAAAGGCAAAGAGAATGTATCCATATACAAAGTTGTCTTTTGCATTTACCCATGCGGATGAAACAGACGGTATGGTTTTAGAGTCTTCCAGTCACAAGGAGATTAAAGATGTTGTCTCTCCCCTATCTCCAGACTGTTTCTATACATCAATCGGAAATACACGGCAGCATGTTATTGAGACTCCATTAAAAACACACAGAAAATCTCAATAAAAACAATGCAAGAATGGCTTTGAATAAGAAAGGGAGTATCAGTTTATATGTTAAAGAAGGTAGACCGCAAAAACCGATTTGTGTCTATGTTTGACCCTAAGACTGGTTTCTATGTGAGAAGCGGTGTATACGATGAAAACGGTAAGGATACTGGAATTGACCCATTTATGACGCAGTTCCCGGAGCTGATAGATGTAGGCGTGATGGGGCATTGCGTACACGGAGCAAGCGGACTGTGCTTGAAGTCTGGCGTTCAGTGCTATCAGAATGGCCTTAAAACGCACCATCCCAACATGACGATTGAGAACTTCAAACGAATTGTTGACGAGTGCAAGGGAAAAACATTTCAGCTGGCGCTTGGTGGTCGTGGAGATGTGGATCAGCATGAAAACTTTGCAGAAATTCTTCAGTATTGCAGAGAAAATAACATTGTGCCAAACTTCACCAGTTCTGGCCTTGGCTTTACCGAGGATATTGTGGCTCTATGTAAAGAGTATTGTGGCGCTGTTGCTATTTCCTGGTATCGCCAGCCTCACACCATTCGAGCCATTCAGATGCTACTTGATGCCGGCATCAAAACAAACATCCACTATGTTCTTGGTAACAATTCGATTGATGAGGCAATTGACCGGCTTAGAAGTAACGACTTTCCGCAAGGAATCAACGCCGTGATTTTTCTGCTCCATAAGCCTGTTGGCCTTGGGAGTGAAGATAATGTGCTATCGACAAACGATCCAAGGGTAAAAGAGTTCTTTGATATCATCGACCATATGAATGCTCCGTTCAAGGTTGGATTCGACTCCTGTTCTATCCCCGCCATTTTGAATTACACCCACAACATCGATCCAAACAGCATTGATACCTGCGAGGGCGGACGGTGGAGCATGTATATTACGTCCGATATGAAAGCTCTCCCCTGTTCGTTTGATAACCAGGATCTTCGCTGGGCTTATGATATCAGCAATGATACCATCCAAAACGCATGGGATAGTGAGCAATTTGAGGATTTCAGAAATCATTTTAGAACTGCTTGCCCTAACTGCAAGAATCGGGCGGCTTGTATGGGTGGTTGTCCTATTCGTCCTCAGATTGTAATTTGCAGCCAGACAGATAAGACGGTGTAGGTATGAGAGATATTAAAAGAATCCGAAAATTCTGCAATCAGCTTGCGGAAATATGGGAAATGTACCCCGATTTAAGATTTTGCCAATTGCTAATATGTTCTTCCCTATTTCGTGATAGAGACCCATTTTATATAGAAGATGAAGAAGCGATTCAAATTATAAAAAACAATATGAACGGAGTGGTTAGCAGTGAAAAATAAGACTGTTTGGATTGTGGTTGGCATTGTTCTTGCCTTTGCCTTGCTTATTGGCGGGCTGTTTGTCAGCTCAAATAATAAGGCTATCTTTTTAGAGGAACAGATCAATGCAGCCCAGGCCGATATCAATGTTGCAGAGAAGAGACGATTTGATCTTGTATATAACCTGGTGGATGCAGTGCAGTCTTATCAGGATTACGAGGGAGAGACGCTGGAGAACATCGTTTCCGCAAGAAACAGTATGGAGTATGGCGATGTGGATGGCGCTCAGATGGCAATCAATGCAGTTGCTGAAGCATATCCCGAACTCAAGGCAAACGAGAACTATAAGCAGCTTATGAATGAGCTTGCTATGACAGAAAACCAGATCGCTCAGTACCGCAATAATTATAATGAGCAGGTGCGTTCTTATAATAAGATGGTACGCTCTTTCCCCAATAACATTATCCTCAGCATCCTTGGATATGAGGCCATTGACACGACATATACCGATTATGATGCGCCGGTAGATGCCCCGCAGGATCTGTTTGCCGATGATAATTAAAAAGAGAGAAGTTCTTTTCAGCGCTATCATAGTTTTTGTGATGCTGCTGGTTGGCCTGTTTGTGAGCGATGCGATTCTGCAAAGTGCAATTTCCAAAAGCGAAGACTACCGCACCGCAACTATCATAGAGAATGAAGATCAGTTCTTATATGGTATGCAGACCAACTTCGGCCACTCTCTTGTTTATGGCGAGGTCTCTTCTGATTCATTCGTTACATATGACGAAATTGGAAGCGGATTTATTTATATTGAAAAGCACAAAGAACACTACACCAGGCATACAAGAACAGTGACAAGAACAGATAGCAATGGGAAGAAACACACGGAGACAGAGGTGTATTATAGCTGGGATCATGTATGGAGTGACAGCCGGCAGGTAGACGATATCACATTTATGGGAGAGACATTCCCATATGAAGCTATCGATCTCCCAGTAGAGCGTCTTAACCTGGATTCAATCAGTGTTGACAATCGAATGAATTATATCTATGAAGGACACGATGATCGCTATTATTACAATGTGACACCGCTAAAGATTACCGGGACGATTTTTACCTCTCTCCATGGAAATACGATTAACGCCAGTTCTGAATTGTATCAAGATATGAATCCACAGGAAGTAATCTCTCATATGGAAAGCAACGAGACTATTTATACTGCTGTATTTTGGGTTGTATGGATTCTGTTATCCGGCGGTCTTGTAGTTGCATTTCTTTACTTTGATAATAAATGGCTTGATTAAGAGGTGATGACATGAAAACCAGAAAGGACTTTGTTACAAACAGTTCGTCCAGCAGCTTTTTAATTACCAATAATTCAGATGAGACGATGACTTCCAAAGATATCGCTATGGCACTACTATCCAAAATTATAGAAGATGCAGATGGGAGATTTATTCTTGCTCCTGGTGAGTCTATCCGATATGAATGTGGCGACCACGAGGATGATGGTGCGTTTGAGAACTTTATTCATAGCGGATTCAGTGGTTGGGGCTGCTCAGAACGATATGGCAATGGGGATGTGTCTGTGGATTTTTTGGAGAGCAATCATTAAGGAGAAGCCATGAAATTTAGAAAAGATTTTGTAACCAATAGTAGCTCCAGTAGTTTTATCTGTTGCTTTGCCCGTATTGCCGATCCAGAAAAGGCGCAAGCAGTTCTGGATAAGCACGGTGATAGGATTGAAGTGTACACAGCAGAAGAGGTTCTTGCAAATATCAAGAATAGACGATGGGGTGCTTGGCTTGAGGCAGATTGGGCGGGTGTAGATGTTACCCCCACAGAAAATTATATTCAGGATCACGCTGAAAGCAAGTTTGTAGTTGCAGAGGATCGTCAGGACGTTGAAGAGGACGAGGACGGATACCCGGACTACGATGTTGACTACTCCTACTTCAATACCGATGCCATTGACGATATCACAGAAAAAAACGGGTTTGCTGAAATTGACTGCCAGTGGGGAGCCGGCAGAGACGGCTAATAGGAGGTCGTATGAAAGTAAGAGAAGATTTTGTGACAAACAGCTCGTCCAGCAGCTTTATCCTTGCCTTTGAAAGCAAAGAGGATGGAATCGCAAAAATCGCCGCTATGACAAAAAGATACGGCAGTGATTATGTAGGACAGCTGCTCCACGATTTCATGGAGGCTACGCCCATTCAAAAAGATAACATCCGTACTCACACTTTCCGAGATGTAGAAGACGATGCAGAGTTTGTTACAGACAACGGCGAGGGAGGTTGGTGGTCTTCTGACAAACCGACCTTTGAAAGAAAGTGGATGAACGAACACCAAGGAAGCGACTACCGTGCATACTATGAATCTGAGGAAAGAAAAGCCGAAGTTGAGCGCCGCATGGAAGAGTATTTCAAGGAAATTGAAACTGATATTGGAACCTCATCTTATCTGGTAGAGTTGGAGTATGAAGACCATACAGAAGTCGGCTCTGCTCTGGAACATGATATTCTTCCAAATCAGGATTTTACGGTTCGTCGATTTAGTCATCATTGAATGAGAGGTGTTTCAATGAAGTTTAGAAAAGATTTTGTCACCAATTCCAGCAGTTCAAGTTTTGTATGTGAGCTTTGTGGGAGAACCGAAAGCGGCTGGGATATGGTCTTGCGTGATGCAGAGATGGTAGAGTGTGTCAACGGCCATACTATTTGTGTGGATGAGATGCTTACCCCTCCGAGAGAGCTGATGATTCAGCTCATCCGTGAAGAAATGGAATCTGCCTGGTCAAATATAGACCATCTTACCGACGAAGAGCTGAATGAAAAGACAGATGAAGAGCTGGAAGATCTGATGCTTGAGCGCGAGGATGGATACTACTGTGTGCCGGAAGAGTGCTGTCCCATTTGCCAGTTTATTGAGTATTCCAATTGTGATTTGGCAAGATTCCTGGAGCGGGAATATAAGGTATCCCGCGACGAAGTTTTTGCAAAGGTAAAAGCGCTGAATAAGCGCCGCAAAAAGCTATATGACAGCGAGTATGTAACTGAGGTGTGCTCCAGATTTAACCTCAACCCAGCCGAAATTGTGTCCGGCCTCAAAAATCGGTTTGGTACATACCGACATTTCAGAGACTATATCAGTTCGAGGTGAGATATGAAACTTAGGACAGATTTTGTGACAAATAGTAGCAGCAGCTCATTTATCTGCTTGCGTTTGCCAACTAAGAATGCCGCTGAAATTCTGGAAAAGAATGACTTATCAGATGAAAAAATCATCCAGAGAATGGACGATGGAGATTTTGACGATATCCATCTGAAAGATAAATACCTTGAGGCCGTTGTGGGTGAATGTGGCCTTGACTATGTTGGCTGGACTCTTGGCGAAACAATTTTGTCTAACCACAACCTGATTGAGTTGCGGGATATGCTTTCAAAGGAAATTAAGGAGACATATCAGCTACATATTCCGCCTGAGGATTTCATGTTTGAGTTTGGCGAGGTGTATAAATGAAAATCCGATCTGACTTTGTGACAAACAGCAGCAGCTCAAGCTATGTAATTGCTTATAGAGATTTGGATGCCCCTCATCCGTCTATCTTAAATAAGATGATTGAAATTGTCTTGTTTTCTGATAGTGGTTATGAAACGACGCGGGGCGAAAAAGTTGCTACTATAGATGAGCTGAACAGCTATATGGTAGATACTTATGGCGGATACGGAGACTTAAACACAATCGACAAGCTTTTGGCGGCAGATAACTACGCAAAAAAGATTCACACGGAATGCGTAAAGGCTCTGAATGATGGATACACAGTTTTGTTTAAGGATGTTGGATACAGCGACGAGACATTGAGCGCTTTATTGCACGACATTGCAAATGAAAATATCGGCGTGAAGATTTTATTTAGCGATTTATAAGGAATTAGTTAATCTATTCGAGGTGATAGAATGTATTCTGCTTTTGTAACCAGAATTAAAAATCTGCGCAAGCATTCTAATGCAGATCGGCTACTGTGCGGAGAATGCTTTGGCAATACAGTAATCGTTGGGCTTGATACGCAGCCCGATGAGCTTGGCGTGTACTTCCCCGTTGACGGAAAGCTCGGAATTGAATTTGCACAGAAGAATGACCTGCTGCGCAGAAAGGATGAAAACGGGAATCCAGCTGGTGGTTATCTCGATCCAGAGAAGAGAAATATCAAGGCTCTAAAACTGCGCGGCGAAAAGAGCGACGGCCTGTTTATGCCTTTGTCTTCTCTGACGGATTTTACAGATATCTCTCAGCTGAAGGAGGGGGACACCATCACTCAGCTTAACGGAGTGACAATCTGCGAAAAGTATGTCCCCGCTCGTAAGCAAAGTGCAAATGTAGGAGCCGGGAACCGTACCAGAAAGCGTAAAGATCCCATCTCTCCCCTATTCATGGAACATGCTGATACAGAACAGCTGCCGTACAATCTTGGAGCATTTCATCAAGGCGATCTCGTAGAAATCACGCTGAAAATGCACGGGACTTCTCAACGGACTGGATACCTTCCCATGCTGTCTGGTTATAAGCGCACATTGCTTGACAAGCTGCTCCGCCGGCCTGGTACTCCAATCTATGATTGGGGGTATGTAACAGGCACTCGCCGCGTTGTCCTTGATACATATGATGGTGGTTTCTATGGTAGCAATGCTTTCCGCGAGCAACATGCCAAAGTATTTGAAGGAAAGCTCCATAAGGGAGAGACGGTTTACTATGAAGTCGTTGGATTTACAGATGACGGGAACCCGATTATGGCCTCTTGCGACAACAAGAAGGTCGGTGACAAGGATTTCGTAAAGCAATATGGCAAGCAGACTGTGTTCAGTTATGGTTGCAGCCCGGATGGTGTAGACGCTCCAAAATCTGCCCTTTATGTATACCGAATGACCATGACAAATGAGGATGGGGATGTAGTTGAATATCCGCCGTTCTACATGCGTTATCGCTGTGAACAGATGGGCGTAAACTGCGTCCCGCTCCTGTGGTCTGGGTTTGTACCTGAGAACGCCAATCCTGGCGAATGGGTAAAGGGTGTAGCTGAATTCTACTACGACGGAGCAGACCCCATTGGGAAGTCGCATGTGCGTGAGGGTGTTGTCTGCCGTATTGTAAACCGTCCGAAATTTACAGCCTACAAGCACAAGAACTTTGCGTTTAAGGTGCTTGAGGGGATTGTCAAGGAAGTTGCTTCTGCTCCAGATATGGAAGAGGCACAGGAAGTAACTGAGGCAGCGTAATGAGTAGAGAAATGATTGAGCCATGGAGACAGTATGGTGTCAAACTTGAAAAGGAAGAGATGGTAGATGGCGTAACCCATCTATTCATCTCTGTCCCGACTGTTTCTGATTTTATCGATGACAATGGAAACGAGCTTTCTGGCGCTTTATTGGCAAAGCGCGTAAAGAGAAGTATTTCTGACCCCATTGTGTTAAAGTCCAGGACTCGCAACGAGAGATGGACAAAGAACATGTCATACAATATCGACTGCAAACCAAAAGAGAACACAAAAAGCAATTACCAAAGTGCAAATCGAAACAGTTATGCAGATCTGTTTGATCTGTTCTTTGGTCAAGGCAGAGGAAATCCGTTTGTTTAATAGGTGAGGTGGTTGAAATAGAATTGGTCGAGCACGATAAGAAAATCATGCACCGGCTTTCAGAACACTTAGATGCAGTAAAGGAGAAGCACCCAGAATGGGTGGGTATTTTCCTACAAGGGTCTCAAAATTACAAGCTCGATTATGAGGGGAGCGATGTTGACTCCAAGCTGATTGTCCTCCCCTCTTTCGAGGATTTTGTTCTGAATAGAAAGCCGCAGAGTTATACGCATATCATGGAAAACGATGAACATGTTGACGTTAAAGATATCCGCTTGATGTTTGACTGTTTTAGAAAACAGAATATCAACTTTGTGGAGATCTTATTCACAAAGTATAGAATCCTTAATCCGAAATATGAATCGTTGTTTTATCCAGTGCTCAATGCACGGGAGTTGATTGGGCGATATAACGACTTTGCTTCTCTGAATTGCATGGTTGGTACGGCGATGGAGAAACAAAAAGCGCTTTGTCATCCGTACCCAGCAACGATAGATAAAATTGAGCGCTTCGGATACGATCCAAAACAGCTCCATCATATTTTAAGGCTTGATGAGTTTATGACGAGATGGCTTGACGGAGAGCCGTATGAAGATTGCTTACTCTCTAAGAAAGCAGATTACTTAAAACAGATCAAATTTGGATGTCTTAGCAAAGATGAAGCTGTTGAGATGGCAGGCCGCTATGTGTCTGCAATGAAATCTGTAAAGACAAAATACATGGAAGATCATGTTCCGTCTGTAAACCGGGATGTTGATTATATTTTGAATCAAACGCTGCTTCAGCTTTTCAAATACAATTTCCAATGTGAAATCGGAGGTGCTGCGTAAATGAATCCCACTTTTATTATGATGGTAGGCTTGCCATACAGCGGTAAGTCCTACTACGCTGAGAAACTGTCCAAAGAGTACGGTGCTGTAGTCTATTCCAGTGACGCGATTAGAGCTGAAATTCTGGGAGATGTTCAAGACCAGAATAATAATGGAAAGGTGTTTGAGGTTCTGCATCGTCGCGTTTACGATGATTTGAGCAATGGGAAGAGCGTAATTTACGACGCAACCAATATTAACTACAAGCGCCGTATGGATACTATCCAGAGATTGAAGCGCATCCCGTGCGAAAAGGTTTGCTATCTAATGGCTACACCTTTTTCTGAGTGTGTAGAGAGAAGCAAGTACCGTGATCGCGTTGTGCCATACGAAGTTCTGGAGCGCATGTACAAATCCATTTGGATTCCACAGTATTACGAGGGCTGGGATCGCATTGAAATCGTGTACCCAGATGGATTTAAGTCGCTCGATACCAAAGAGCTGTTCTGGGGCGAGAACGGCCTGGCCTGGATCAACCAGGACAACCCGCATCACAACTTGACTGTCGGCGCACACTGTATCGCTACATACGCAAATATCCACGGCGGATCTCCTGAACTGTATGAGGCTGCAATGCTCCACGATATCGGTAAGCCATTTACCAAAGCGTTTAAGAATAGCAAGGGTGAGGACACCGATATTGCCCATTATTATGAGCACCACCATGTATCAGCCTACGATAGCCTCTTCTATATCTCCCCCGCTCTTGACGTGCTCTATGTAGCCGGTTTGATTCAGTGGCACATGCGTCCTTTCGAGCTTGAAAGAGTACCTAAATCTCAAAAGGCTCTGGAAAAGTTTAAGCGGCTGATCGGAGAGAAGATGTACAACGATGTAATGGTTCTCCACGAAGCCGATATTAAGGCAAAGGGTACTGACGCAGAGGGCGCAGCATGAAGTGTTCAGTGTGTGGAAGAGAGTTTGAAACAGTATACCCATGCCCTTATAACCAATCATTTGGCGCTGTGTGTGAGGAATGCTGCGATAAGTGTTTTCAGTCAGAGCCTTTCCCCTGTTGGGAGAAGATAGAAAGGCTTGGAAAAGAATATAAGGACGGTGAGTTTTTATTTATACCAAAGAAGACTTAGAAACTATGCAGTCATGGGACTTGGATAGAAAAATCCAGGTCACTACTGCCCGTATCATGGAATGGTATGAGCATTACAACGGCTTAGTCTATGTGGCTTTTTCTGGTGGCAAGGATTCCACCGTCCTTCTCGATCTTGTGCGTCGGATTTATCCAGATGTCCCAGCTGTATTCTGTGACACAGGGCTTGAGTTCCCAGAGGTTCGCCAGTTTGCCAGGAGTGTTGAGAATGTGGTTGTGCTTAGGCCAGAAATGAACTTCAAAAAAGTTATTGAGACCTATGGCTATCCAATTGTATCAAAGCGGGTTGCCGATACAGTAGAGTACGGCCATAAGCCTGGTTCTTTTCGGTGGAAAGAGCTTCACGGAGAAATCATTCGGAGCAATGGTACAAAGTCAGAATTTAACTGTGAAAAGTGGTGCTACTTATTAGACGCTCCGTTTAAGGTGTCTTCTCGGTGCTGCAATATTATGAAGAAGAAACCAATGAAGAAATACTCAAAAGAAACTGGCCGCGTACCTATTATTGCTACCATGGCAGATGAAAGCCGTTCACGCAGATCAGTGTGGATGTCTACCGGGTGTAACGCCTTTCACAAGAAATCCCCGTCTTCCCAGCCTATGTCGTTTTGGACAGAAAATGATGTTCTTGAATATATCCATACCTATAATATCCCATACGCTTCTGTTTATGGCGACATTGTACCCTATGGGGGGGGTGGACAACGACAGGCGAAAAAAGAACCGGATGTGTGTTTTGCGCCTTTGGCGCTCATTTGGAGAAGTTTCCAAACCGTTTCCAGCGGCTCAAACAGTCTCATCCAAAGCTGTGGGAGTATTGCATGAAACCTGTTGAAGAGCATGGTCTTGGTATGCGCAAGGTTTTAGAGTTTATCGGTGTACAGTGTGATTGAAAGAGGTGTTTTTATCAAGTTATTCAGAAAATCTTTATTAGCCTGTATTGTTGCGGGTGTACTGGTTATGCCGGCTCATGCAGCAACATCATCTGAAATTAAGCAGCAGATCGATGCCGTGATTGAAAAGCAAAATTTGGCGCACCAGATCGCTGAATATGTCCGTTCATTTGGCGAGGATGACAGTAATCCAGCCATTCAATTTGCCCAGGAAAAATGGGCAGAGCAGCAATCAATTTTAATTCCGCTTTATGAACAGTATAACAAAGCGGTGCAAGAAGAGAATAGCAAGGGACATTATCTTGGCCGATTTAGGATCTCCCACTATTGTCCTTGTTCCATCTGTAATGGAGGATATTCAGGCACTGCGTCTGGCGCTCCATTGACTCCGTGGGTATCTATTGCTGTAGATCCGTCTGTTATCCCGCTCGGCAGCTCGGTTTACATAGATGGGTATGGTAGCTTCAAAGCACATGATACTGGCGGTGCAATCAAAGGCAACCGCATCGATGTATGCGTAAGCAGTCATGCAGAGGCATATCAGCTTGGCGTTGTGTACCGAGATGTGTATGTCAAATAAATTTTCGTTGTCCGGTTAATTATTTGGCTTGTTCGTCAGAAGGTATATAGAGACGCATGGAGGTGATATGGTGCGAGAAGGAGAGCTTTTATATATCCGTCCAAGAAATAGCAGTACATCGGGCGGAATGATAATGAAGTTTGAGAGTAGCTATCGTGGCGAAGAAGATTTAAGTTATCACGGCAGCCCATGGTATGAAAACTTCATTGTCTGCACAGATCCAGTAACTGGCGAGAAGAAGGAATTTGGAGACCAAAGTTATACATGGAGAAGTGCAATAGGGTATATCAAATTCCTTCAAGAGCAAATAGCAAAGGTCAAAAATATTGTATCTTATATTTGAGGCGATGTTATGAACAGTAATATAGAAAGGAGCTAATGCCAATCCCGGTAAGCCGGGTTTCTGTAAGATTGATAAGTGCAGAGTAAAACCATCTGTTACAGCGTGAGAGCCAAAGGCTGGTAGCATGGGAGGATTAGATGGTTGACCTCAACCGAGATGGTTGTGGTCGGTATGAAGTACATTGCAAGCGTAAGCTTTGGCAAGGATTCTCTTGCTATGCTGCTCCGTCTAATGGAGGAAAATTGGCCGTTAGATATCGTTGTGTTTTATGACACAGGCATGGAATTTGATTGTATCTATAAGATAAGAGATAAAATCAAGCCAGTGTTGAAAGAAAGAGGGGTAGAATATGTCGAGTTAAAACCAAAAATTCCATTCTTGTATTCTATGCTGGAGAAAGAAATCAATAGCAGGCAGAAAGGCACACACTACGGTTACGGTTGGTGTGGTGGTTTATGTCGTTGGGGTACTTCTGAAAAGCTCAGAGAAATCAAGCAATTCAAAGATGCTCTTGCAGAGCCTGTTATCGACTATGTTGGCATTGCATTTGATGAGCCAAAGCGTTTTGATAAAGCGACACAGGAAGGTAAAATGCTACCTCTGGTTCAATGGCAGATGACCGAAAGGGATTGCCTAAACTTCTGCCACGAAAGAGGATTCTATTGGATTGAAAGAGTCGCAAATTGCGGTGTGGAATACATGGATCTGTATTCAATTTTAGACCGGATATCATGCTGGTGCTGCTGTAACAAGAATTTGAAAGAACTGCGAAATATATATCGTTATCTTCCGAATTACTGGCAGAGACTAAAAGGTTTGCAAGAGAAAATTGATCGCCCATTCAAGGGTTATTACAAAGGTCAGGCCAAAGGAATCTTTGAGCTTGAAGAAAAATTTTCAAAAGAATTAGTTAATCAATTTTGAAAAGGATGTGTTCGATTGAATTACAAAACTGCCCTATTCTGCGAGTTCGATAAGTACGCCGCAGAAAGCTATTGTGCAGTCCATGGCGTAGATCCGTCTCTGAACATTGGCGACATCACAAAGGCAGATGAAAAGTCTGTGCCTGATTTCAATACCATGTTTGGCGGAAGCCCTTGCCAGGACTTCTCAATCGCGGGCAAACAGGGGGGGCTGCATGGTCATGTAAAAGCTGCGGCCATACATATAACCCCTTAGAAGCCCACTACACTATGCGGGATAAATGCCCTAAGTGCGGATCAACAGAGATTGAAAAGACAAGATCTTCTCTTCTTGTAGAATGGCTCAGATTCCTAAGAGAAAAGAAGCCTCGCTTTGCGATTTATGAAAATGTCAAAAATATTGTAGGCGCTCGTTTTAAGGCTACATTTGATTTATTTGTCAAAGAACTGGAGGACTACGGATACAATGTGTATTGGCAGGTTCTGAACGCAAAGAACTATGGCATTCCTCAGAACCGAGAGCGTGTATATTGTGTCATCATCCGTAGGGATCTTGATAATGGGAAATTCCAGTTTCCCTCCCCCATCCCGTTAAAGCATACTCTTATCGATATGCTGGAGAAGGAAGTTGATGAGCGATATTATCTCAGCGACGATAAAGTAGCTGGGATGATCGCCCCCCCCGCTGCGTAACGTCAGCAGAACAGTACGAACAAGCGGAAGAAGCTCAACAGACCGGCACACATGGGACTTACTGCCGGCAGATTGGAGCAAAGCTAAGCCAGAAGGGAACAACATTTGATGGGTATAGCGATGTAGCTATGACACTTCTGGCGAGAGACTACAAAGGGTTTGGGAATCAACCTATGACGGGAGTAATTGAACATGGGAGATCAGATTATTCAAGTGGGAAATGTATGCCCTACCAAGACAAGAAGTAATCCGAATCAAGGTAGAGTGTATGACCCACAAGGTATCTCCCCTACCCTAAGCTGTATGGGGGGGCAATTTGGAGCCACACATTATTATTTATGATGATTACAATAGGAGGATCAAGTCAGATCAGACTTGCATAGGAACTGTTATGCCAAATTTCAAAAATGATGCGCCTGGGAACGGTACAAAGCTGATTGTGCCCGCACAAAAGAGATACCGCGTTAGAAAATTAACTCCAAAGGAGTGCTGGCGGCTCATGGGTTTTGAAGATGATGACTTTGAAAACGCCAGAAATAGAATGAACGAAAATTTATATAAAGGAAATGACAGATCTTCTTCTCAGCTTTATAAGCAGGCTGGGAATAGCATTGTTGTAGATGTTTTACTACATATCATGGAAAATCTCTATGATGCAATGCCGTACCTATTCGATGGTATGGTAGTCGGTTCCTTTTTCAGCGGGATTGGAGCGTTTGAAAAGGCGTTGACAAGACTCCAAACAGAACCGCATGAGTATTCGCCTATTAGCAAAGAAGATATGCCAAATCTACAGCAGGTCGGATACATCAATGATTACAACGGTGACGCAAACAGAGTGTACAGTGGCGATGGTGTATCCCGTACCCTCAAGGCAGATGCTGGGGGGGGTGGAGCGAAAACAGGATGGTACACGGTTCCCCGCTCGGCCTAATCGATCCGCAGGGCAGGTCTGGGAAGAAATGCGCAATAAAACCTATGTGCCCAACGCTGCGGGCGCAAATCCATGGTAATCCACCAGGAGTTGTGTATGGAGAAAATCAGAATTAAGCAGGCTACAAAGAAAGGATATATTGAATGCCTTGTGGGGGGGGGCTGTTGACCTGTCCTATCCCAACAGCAAAACCAGACGTGGCCGCGTACAAGAGGGCGGATTGATATGCCCAACAATAACCGCTCAAAACACTGGAATTTGCGTGATTGAGTTACAAGAAAAACACGAAAAATCTCTTGACATTTGAGGATTATCTGCTATACTGTAATAGGAGATAGTTAATCAATTTCGACAAATAGCCGAAATTTATAGCCCGCATTAGCAATTAGTTAATCAAATTTTATCAAAGGAGTAAAGTTTATGACCACAGAAGATTTCATCAAGAATGTAGCGCACGACCTGTTTTCCAGCAGAGTCACTCTTACCCCTATTGCAGAGGCGAAAGCAATTCCCTGCAATATCATTCCGAAGCCGGCGCAGGTTATCTTCAACCCTCCTGCCACTATTGTGTACTGGGAGGACGGCGACAAGACTGTTGTTCGTTGCGATAACGATGTGTTCTCTGAGGAATTCGGCTATGCCATGGCCTGTATGCGAAAGGCTTATGGGTCTCGTGGGGAGTTTAAGGCTCAGTTCAAGAATGCGTTCCGTCCATACCTAAAGCCCAATAAAAAGGGTAAGGACAAGAACAAGGACGCATCTCATACCGCCCTCCCTCCTAAGTCTAAGATTATTGGCCTGGATCAGATGATTAAGCAGCTGGCCGGTGACGATAGCATGGGTGTCTGCGTTGGTTATCGGGTAAAGGAAGACGAGTAATTTCGTATGCGTAGAGTGTGGCTGTGTGTTTCGGAATCCAAAGGAGTATACTGAGACACACGGCCTCGACACTCCGCCATATGAGCATTTCACTGGTTGCCCAATGTGTGGAGGGAGTTATGTACCTTACAAACAATGTGATTTGTGCGGGAATCCGATTTTTGACGAATACATTTTGCTGAAATCAGGCGAGGTGTATTGCGAAAATTGCTATTGCCGCAAAAATATCGATGATTTATGGGAGTGATATATCCTGGTAAATGAAGATCTAAAACAGCGATACCTATCTATTTGCAGAGACAACATTAAGCGCAGTGGCCTGGATGATTTGTTAGCCTGGATTGAAAGTACGGATTTTTATTCTGCTCCTGCCAGTACAAAGTTCCACGGAAACCATGAAGGTGGTCTCTTGGAGCATTCGCTGATTTATGCAAAGCAAACTACTATACAGTAGGCACTAAGAATGTAAAGGACGAGCAGACTGGACAGTGGCATAAAGAGCCTTTCTATAAGGCGGAAGACCAATTCCCTGTTGGTCATGGCGAGAAGTCTGTTATTATTCTGCTTCAATATATGAAGCTGACAGATGAAGAGATTTACGCAATCAGATGGCACATGTCAGGGTTTGATAGTGCTGTAAAGGGCGGAGATTTTGGATGTAGCAAAGCATATGATATGTGCCCGTTTGCTGTTTTGCTCCACCTTGCAGATATGGAAGCTACTTATTTGATGGAGGAACGCAGTGTCTGAAAACACAAACACAATGAACTTGAACAAGAAGCTATTTGAGCTTCGCAAGTATGTAGATGTAGTAAAGAAAAGCAAGAAGGGATACGGATATACGTATGCTTCTATCGTTGAAATTCTTGCCAAACTGAAAGCCGGCATGGATAAATACGGTCTTTTGCTGGAAGAGGAATGCGTACACGGTTCGCAAAAAATTGTAATTGACCACTATGAAAAGCCGAAGGTGCTCAAAGACGGAAAGACCATCCAGGAAGTCGTACACGAATTTGTGGTGTCTCAGGATATTATCTTTACCTGGATCGATGTTGACAGCGGAGAGTTTAGACAGGTTCCTTGGACTTGCTGTGGAGAGCAGGCAGATCCTTCCCAGGCACAGGGTGGGGGATTCACTTATGCGCAGCGTCAATTCCTAACGCAGTATTTCCAGATCGCAACGCCGGATGACGATCCCGATTATTACCGCAGTCAGAAGGAAGAGGCGGAGGTCGAGGCAAATATGGCCGTAACAAAACAGATTGTTACGAAGATTGATGCCCATGTTCACAGTTTTCTTGACGCAAACGACAATTCTGATACGGCGAGAAAAGCGTTGACAGAGCTGGTTAAGAAATATGTACGCAACGGAAGTAAGCCGAGCGCTGACTATATGAATTATTTGACAGATCCAGAGGTTGCTGCGCAGCTTCTGGAGGAACTGCAAAAGCAGTGCCCTATTGGTAAGGATGGAGGTAAACAATAATGGGATTTCACGAGGGCGCATACGCAACAGTATGGGAGATCACGAACCAGGGAGACAATTTTTCCAAAGTTCGCCTCTCCATCAGTAGAAAAGATAAGAAGTCGGACGAGTATGTAACCGACTTTAATGGATTCGTTGGGCTTGTCGGAGAGGCAAATAAGAAGCTCAACCTTATTGATTCCGCTTTGTCTTCTGGAGATCGGTGCAGAATCAAGATCGGAGCATGTGATGTATCCAATAAGTACAATAAGGATGAAGGGAAAGAGTACACCAACTTCACCATGTTCGACTTTGAGTTGAGCGACGGAGCTGCACAGTCTGATGATAGAAAGTCAGCTAAAGCAACGAAGAAAAAGGCCAAGGCTAAGCCTGCTGCGTTGGCAGATGAAGAGTCCTCTGAAGAGGATGACGAAGACCTCCCGTTCTGATCAACAGTCTGGCGGTGATGCTCTATTCGTTATGATTTAACGATATCAGATATGGTATGGAGCTATTCTCGCCTCACATCGTTTGATGAATGCCCTTACAGATGGTTTTTGAGCTATCTGTATCGTGACGAGTTCGGTAGGCCGCTGAAAAAGAAAAGTGGGTTTTTTGCAGAGTTCGGAAGCTATATCCATATGATTATGCAAATGTACTTAGACGGTGTTTTGAAGGAATCTGATCTTTCTACATTCTATGTAGCCCACTTTTCTTCTAATGTAAGGTCAAAGGCTCCAAACCAAAAAATCTACCATAATTATTTTGAGCAGGGGTTCCGTTATCTTGATAATCTATCTTTCCCAAAGAGAGATATCCTTGGTGTAGAGCAGCAGGTAAGTTTTGAATTTGCTGGCAGACCATGGACTGGCTTTATAGACCTTATCAGTGAAGAAAACGGGAAGTTGATTATCACAGACCATAAATCAAGGACATTGAAGCCCCGTTCAAATCGGGCATCCCCTACAAAGTCGGATTTGGAATTAGACAGCTACTATAGACAGCTGTATGTATACTCTGCGCCAGTCAAAGAGTTATACGGTAAATATCCAGATGCACTTGAATTCAATTGTTTTCGTTCACAGACAATGATTCAAGAGGCTTTTCGAGAAGAGAAATTTCATCGTATGGAGCAATGGTCAAAAAAAGAGATTGAAAAAATCATCATAAATGATGACTGGGGAGCAAAGCCAGATTATTGGCGTTGTCATTATCTATGCGATGTGAGTGGGGATTGTGAGTATAGAAACGCTTCCTAAAGAGAGGGGTGACGGGAACTGCAAATTGATCGTGATACGATCCTTGAGGCGAAAGAAAAGCTGGGCGATGATAACGCAAAGATTATCGTTCAGGAGTTAGGCATTGAGGATTTTGACGAACAGAACCTACGGTGCTGTTGCCCCTTTCACCAGGAGGATCACGCATCGTTTATATATAACCGCAAAACATACTCTTTCCACTGCTTTGGGGCGTGTGCAAGAAATTACGACATTCTTGATGTGTTCATCTATAAGGGTATGACCTATCTTCAGGCTTGTCAGAAGCTGTTTGATTTGGCTGGAATCAAATACAGCTTTGGTGAGCTTGGGGTAAAAACAAAGCATCAATATAGGTATCCAAAAGAAGTACCTATTGGAGATAAAAGCAAGATCTATGCGTATTTCAAAAAGCGTTGCATTAGCCCTCAGACATTGGATTACGCAGATGTCAGACAGGACGAAGAAGGAAACATCGTGTGGAACTACTATGATTCCAACGATGTTCTGACTATGGTAAAGTACCGCCCATCCAGAAAGATCCACAAGGGAGAAAATAAATGCTGGTGTCAAAAGAATGCTGATACAAGTAACCTCCTATTTAACATGAACCGTATAAACACAACCGCTCCCCTATTGATCTGCGAGGGCGAACCCGATTGTTTATCCGCTATTGAGGCTGGTTTCACAAATGCAGTCTCCGTCCCGCTCGGCAGCGGGAATTTCCACTGGATCGAAGAGAATTGGGATTGGTTAGAGCAGTTTGACAGCATCATTGTCTGCTCCGACAACGACGAGGCCGGGCAAAAAATGCAAAAAGAGGTTGTGTATCGTCTCGGCAGCTGGAGAACTAAGGTCGTTGAAGTGCCTCCCATTTTTGAGGCAGAGAACGGCAAAAAATATAGTATCAACGATCTCAACGAAGCTCTTTATTATCTCGGCAAAGAAAAAGTCCTTGAAATCATTCTGAATGCCAAGGATAGCCCAGTGCCAGGCGTAATTGATTTCTCCGACATCCAGGATGTTGACTTAGACCAGATTGATGGTATTACAACTGGTATTCGGCCTCTTGACCGATATCTTATGAAGCTGTTCCAGGGGACATTAAACATCATCACTGGTATCAACGGTGCCGGCAAGAGTTCGTTTATCAACCAAATTATTTGCCAGTCTCTTGAACAGGATAAAAATGTGTTCCTGTTCTCTGGTGAGCTTCCTAATTTCCAGACAAAAAACTGGTTGAACTCCGTTCTTGCAGGCCAGCGCCATATTGAAGAGCGTCATTTTCAAGACGCGACATATTACAAGGTAAGGCCAGAGGCAAAGCGGGAGATTGATGAGTTTTACCGTGGCCGCTTGTACATCTATGAGGATGGCCGCTCTAACCGGATGACCGATCTTCTGAAGACTATGGAAGACTCTGTTCGCAAATATGGGACAAAACTTTTGATTCTTGATAATCTCACCGCTATCAATCTGGAATGCAGCGATGATAACAAGTACAATAAGCAATCTGAATTGATAATGAACCTGATTGCGTTTGCAGTAAAGTTCAATGTCATCGTTCTGCTTGTTGTCCATCCTCATAAGATTGACACAATGCGGCGGCTTAACAAGATGGATGTTCAAGGCATTTCGGCCATTATTGATTTGGCGCACAGAATCATCAGTCTCTACCGCGTGTCGGAAAAGGATAAGCAGGGAGAACAAAAGATGAATGGGTCTGGTTGGCGCGTTAAGCCAATCAAGGAGGATGTTCTGATCGACATTCTAAAAGACAGAATGCTTGGGTTCGAGGGTAGAAGCGTTGGTGTATATTACGACCAACCTTCCAGGCGGTTTTTTACTTCTGAAGAGGATTTGGATCGTCGATACTCCTGGGATAAGCACCCGTACACAGGTGGTCTCCCCTATCCCCCAGCTCAGTTAATTGATGAAGAAGATGAGGTATTCGGAACAGTAGATGGATAGTGGTAAGGAGGCGAAACTTCTGTCTAAAAATTATACTGCTTACCATGTGCATTCAGAGCTGTCCTTGCTGGATAGCGCGACAAAGTTTCAAGACTATATTGATCGTGCTGTCCAGCTTGGTCAGACATCGATTGCATTTACGGAACACGGAAATATATATCAGTGGGTTGCAAAAAAGATGGCCTGTGATAAAGCGGGAATCAAATATCTTCATGGTGTAGAGTGCTATTTGACCGAGCAGCTCTATGAGTACCCAGATGTAAACGACTTATGGTATGAGGCGCAGCAAGGTCGAAGCGAAGAAGAAGCACAAAAAGAGCTTTCTGATCTAATGGAGTCTGGGAAAAAGAAGGTCAGAGACAATTATCACACGATTTTGATTGCAAAGAATTATGACGGCATCCTTGAAATCAACAATCTTGTGAGCCTGTCCAATCGTGAAGATCATTTCTACTATAAGCCACGAATTACATTTGATGAGTTTCTTGGCATCTCTGATAATGTGATTAAGATTAGCGCCTGTCTCGCATCCCCTCTGAACAAGCTTAGCATTCGGCATCCGATGTATGAAAAGCTGCTTCGGCATTATGATTATTTAGAGGTGCAGGCTCATAACTTTGGAGAACAAATCTCTTACAACTGTCACTTGGCGGAAATGTCTAAGAAGTACGGGATTCCCTTGATCGCTGGCACAGATACGCACAGCATTGATGCTTATAAGGCAGAGTGTAGGAGTATCATGCAGCTGGCAAAACATATTGAGTTTGCAGACGAAGACAGCTTTGACTTGACCTACAAGACCTATGACGAACTGGTTGAAATGTTCCGTATTCAACACGCTTTGCCAGAGTCGGTTTTCCTCCAGGCGATAGAAAACACAAACCGTATGGCAGATTCTGTTGAGCCTTTTGATCTGGATATCAGCTTCAAATATCCTAAGCTGTATGGCGCTGAAGACAAAACTGTGTTTGATGATACTATTCAGAAAAACTTTGAGGCCAAAATTGAAGAGGGCGCAATCACCCAGGAACAGATACCCAAATTCAAAGAGGCAATCAAAGAAGAGTGCCGCGTCTTCGATAAAATCGATATGTCTGGCTTTATGCTGTTTATGTCAGAGCTTGTAACATGGTGCAAATCAAATGGTATCCCGATTGGGTTTAACCGTGGTTCTTGCGGCGGCTCTCGCGTGGCCTATGTGACAAACACGACAGACCTCAATCCTGAAACCTGGCACACGGTTTTCTCTCGGTTTTGTAATGAAGACCGTAAAGAGATCGGAGATATCGATATTGACGTATCCCCTTCCGATAGAGACAAGGTGTATGAGTACATCATCAATAGGTTTGGGCAGGAAAAAACCGCCTTTATCCTTGCGATTGGTACGATTAAATCCAAAGGGTGCATTGATGAGATTTGCCGTGCGCTTGGTGTAAAGTGGAATAAGGAACATCAAAGAGACGAAAAAGAGTTCCGAAAAGTGATGGAACAGCTAAAAGATGATGGCGTATCAATTGCCTTTGGCGATGTGGGGGACGGGTTTGGTCTGTATCTCCTTGATAAAAACGGAAAACTAATTTTGCCGAAAAGATTTGAGCAAACTCCACGAGCTGAACTGGTCAAACAATTTTCTAAGGAGTACACAAAACTCAAAGAGGAAAATGAGAGAATCTTTCAGAAGAACCCATGGGTTGGCAAAGTAAATAACGAGATTAAAGACTTGTTTGAGCTGGATGAGGAAAAAGCAAGAACAAAATATCCAGAAGTGTTTTACTACTACGACGGGCTTCTTGATGTTGCGATTTCTCAATCCATGCACCCGGCAGGCATTGTGGCAAGTCCAATCACACTGCGGGATCACTACGGTACATTTCTCTCTGAAGGAAAAGAAATCTTGCAGATCGACATGGAATGTGTGCATGAGGCTGGCCTTGTGAAATACGATATCCTTGGATTAAAGAATATCGAAATCATAAAGGACACATATGCACTGATTGGAAAGCCATATCCAAAGTCTCACGAGATCAACTGGGATGACGATGCGGTTTGGAAAGACATGCTGCGTTCCCCTATCGGGATCTTCCAGTTTGAATCAGCTTTTGCCTTTGACAGCCTGCGGAAATTCAAGACACACAGCATCTATGATATGTCCCTGGTCACTGCGTGTATCAGGCCGTCTGGTGCGTCGTATCGAGATGAGCTTCTTCAGCGAAAACCACACCACAACCCTTCCCCTATCATTGACGATCTTTTGAAAGACAATCTTGGCTATCTTATCTACCAAGAGGATACCATTAAGTTCTTACAAGAGATTTGCGGTCTATCAGGCAGTGAGGCAGACAATGTACGCCGCGCCATTGGCCGCAAACAAAAAGATAGACTTGAAGCAGCTTTGCCAGATATCTTAGAGGGGTACTGTTCTAAATCGTCACAGCCAAGAGAAGTGGCAGAAGAAGAGGCAAAAGAGTTCCTTCAAATCATTGAAGATAGTGCGTCCTACCAGTTCGGGTATAACCACTCAATTGGATATTGTATGATCGGCTATCTGTGCGCCTACCTTCGCTATTATTATCCAGCTGAATTTATCACGGCGTATTTGAACAACGCAAACAACGAGGAAGACATCAAGAACGGAAGCGCCCTGGCAGAGCTGTATGGGATTCAAATTGTCCCGCCTCGATACGGCATCTCTAAGGACAAATATGTGTTTGACAAAGATCGGCATGTGATAGCCAAGGGAATCAACTCTATCAAGTACATGAACAGCGCTGTGGCAAACGAACTTTATGATCTTTCAAAAAGAAGTGCTACTGATACATTTATGTCGCTGCTTAGTTTGATGAATTCAGAGACATCTCTTGACACCAGACAGAGAGACATTCTGATCAAGATTGACTTCTTTTCTGATTTTGGAAATGTTGTTGAACTTTCAAAAATCACATCTGTGTTTACATTTTTCAAGAACGGGACAGCAAAGAAAGTCCAGAAAGATAAACTGAGCGGCCAGATGCTTGAGATTGTATCGAAACATGCAACCGATAAAACAAAGAGTGGGACAGAAGCAAAGGCTTATAGCATTACAGATATGCAGGGTCTTCTAAATGAGTGTGAAAGCATTATTAAGGCTTTGAATCTCCCAGATTTAGATTTGAAATGCAAAATACAAAATCAAATCGAACTTATGGGATATATTGACCTAACAACTAACAAGAAAGAAGACCGCCGCAAGCTTTTGATTACAGATGTGTTCCCGTTGTCCAGTAAAAAGGATAATACAATTTGGGGATACGCTGTGCAAACAAGATCTATCGGTAGTGGGAAAATGGCGCGTCTCACAATCCGTTCACATACTTTTACGAAAACACCCATTAAGCGGTTTGATATCGTGTTGGCAAAAGAATTGGAGAAAAACAGGAGTGGTTATTGGTATTTGCTTGATTACGAATTGATTGCATAATGTAAGAAAGGATATAACGGAAATGACACATAAACATAATTTTATCTTCAAAACGGTAACATGCCTGATTATGGCCTCGGCAATTTTTGTTTTGACTTCGTTTGTTCTGCCAGATACAAATGTGGTTGAGGCAAAGCAGATGTCTTGCATTTCATATGAAACTCCTGCTTCGTCGAATGATACAGAGGTGGAAGATGCAGCTATTGAGAAAGCCAAGGCAAGTCCGCAGGTGGAGAAAGAGAGTGTAGATGTGAATACTCCCGCTATTCCGTATACAGAAGATGATTTAGATTTATTGGCTCGTCTTATCACTGCTGAAATGGGAGCCAGCTGGGTATCTGATGAAATGCAGCTGTATGTTGGCAGCGTTGTGATAAACAGAATGAACCATGAACTGTTCCCTGATACTCTATATGACGTAATCTACGCAAAAGGCCAATACTCTCCCACATGGAATGGCGCGATAAATAATACGCCAGACGAAAGAACTATTGAAAACGCAAGACAGCTCTTAGAGCATGGCAGCGTTCTACCTGAAAATGTAGTGTTCCAGGCAAACTTTCCGCAGGGCGATGGTACATACTATGAATACTACGATGAGGTGCTTGGGACTACAACATATTTCTGCTATTTAAGCAATTAGTTAATCTATTTATGGAGGTTCTGTAATGAAGGTAATTAAGCCAAGCTTTCAAATTATTACGCCGATTGATTCAGATCAGATTCTGAAAACAATCGAAACTGTTGGCCGCACATGCTATAAGAGTGAGGGTAAGATTACAGATGATTCATGCAAATCTTTTGTATCTGGGATTATTAAACGCGGGCATGAGGCTGTAATTGAGCACTACAATATCACGGTGCGTCTTATCAATGATCGTGGCGTTTCCCATGAAGAGGTGCGCCACCGTATTGCAAGCTACGCCCAGGAGAGCACAAGATACTGTAATTATTCCAAGGATAAGTTTGGAAAAGAGATTACATATATCGATCTCAAAGGCGGTATGGAGCTTGATCCAAAAATGAAGAATCTGGATGCGGAAACCGTTGCTTCTATTTACAACGAATGGCTTATGGCCTGTAGTGATGCTGAGCGCCATTACAATCGTATGATTGAACTTGGCGCATCTCCCCAGATTGCCCGCTCCGTATTGAATAATTCCACAAAGACAGAGATTTGTATCACAATGAACATGCGTGAATGGCGGCATTTCTTCAAGCTCCGTACTCCTATTGCGGCGCATCCGCAGATGAGAGAAATTGCGGCGATGTTGCTGAATGAGTTTAAGGCGAGAATCCCGGTGATTTTTGACGATATCGAGTGCGAGGTCGAGTAAATGAAGGTAGTTTGTATTTCTGGTAAAGCGCAGCATGGAAAGGATACGACTGCTGGGATGATAAAAACAGCGTTGGAGAGTATGGGACATACCGTACTAATTGCCCATTACGGCGATCTTGTAAAGTATGTATGTCGAACTTTCTTTGGATGGAATGGGGAGAAAGATGCTTATGGTAGAAGCCTACTCCAGAAAGTTGGGACAGACATTGTACGGGAGCAGCGTCCCAATTATTGGGTTGATTTCGTCAAAGATATGCTCTCAATGTTCCCAAACGAATGGGATTTTGTTCTTATTCCTGACAGCAGATTTCCAAATGAGATCGACGGTTTGAAACAAGCCGGGTTTAATGTGATTCATTTAAGGGTACGCCGGGAGAACTTTGAAAGCCCCCTTACTACAGAACAGCAGAATCACCCGTCTGAAACTGCGCTCGATCATGTAGTCCCAGATTTTCTAATCGTGAACGACGGCACATTGGAGGATCTTTACAATAAAGTTTGTAATATCGTCGTAGACAGATATGGAGTGTGTGCATGAAGAAACTGACCATATTAGTTGATATGGACGATGTTCTCGAAAACCTCGTTGAGTGTTGGGTTGATGAGCTGAATAAGAAATGCGGGTCTTCTCTTTGTGAAGAGGATATCACTGATTGGAGAATTGCCAAGTTCTTCCCATCTCTTACAAATGAAGACCTTTTCTCCCCTCTCAACACCGCTGAATTTTGGGGAAAGATTGCTCCAATGCAGAACGCCCAGGATATCCTAAAGAAATTGATTGATGATGGACACACTATCCGCATTGTCACAGCATCTCATTATGCTACGGTTCCTGCAAAAATCAAGCGGTTGCTTGAAATGTATCCTTACCTAAAGTGGGAGGATGTCATTGTCGCAAGTGATAAGAGCCTTATTTTCGGTGACATTATGATTGATGACGGCACACACAATCTTGAAGTTACAAGTTGTGGTCTGGCTGTTCTCTTTGATCGTCCACACAATAGGAGCTATAACGATGAGGCAGCTGGGATGGTAAGAGTAGAAACCTGGGATGAAATTTATGAAGTTGTCTCTGAATTTGCAGATATGCTTTCCGATGAAGATGAGATTGACCAAGTTCTGAAAGGAGTAGATGTAGAAAGCGCATGATTGTAGTGTATTCAACTGGGTGCCCTAAATGCGGGGTCTTAGAGCGTAAGCTCAACGAGAAAAGTATCTCATATGAGATGTGTACAGATGTAGATAAAATGCTTGCCCTTGGCATTACATCGGTTCCTGTGCTTGATGTTGACGGGAAAATGATGGATTTTCAAGAGGCGGTAAAGTGGATCAATGAACAGGGGGAGTGATGGAATATGGATATTACGCTAAAGCTATCTAAAGACTTTGAGCGCTGCTTAGAAGACCTGAAAAAGAAATATGGTGAGGATTTTGAGTATATCAATGGTGTTCATCCGAGCCAGCTGGACTTCTCCGAGTTTATTGACAATTTCGTAGACAAGGATACATTGGCGGATGCCTCTATTGATCCCAATGCAAATGCAAACCATAAAGATATCCGAAGCTTTATGACAGAAAAAGCTAAGAGTGAGGATAAGCTTTTCGCACTGAACAAGATCTTTATGACCATCAAAAAGCAGTGGGGGTTGCGCACCGCAAAGCAGTGGTTGGAGCAGGAGTTCAGCAAAGGCTTCTATCTCAACGACAGCACGACAGCCAGCTATTTCCCATACTGCTGGGCAAATGATTTGACTCGGTTGGCAACAGAAGGTCTTTTCTTCCTGGATCATTATAACCACCAAGCTCCAAAGCACCTTACCACATATTTTGATGATGTAATCGAGTTCGTGTCCTTCCTTTCCAACCGTCAGTCTGGCGCAGTTGGCCTACCCAATGTATTGATCTGGGCGTGGTACTTCTGGAAGAAGGATGTTGACGGTGGATACTATATGAAGAATCCGTCATATTACGCCAGGCAGCAATTCCAAAAGTTCGTCTATCGTCTGAATCAGCCATTCCTCAGAATCGATCAGAGCGCTTTCACGAATGTCTCTATCTTTGACCGCCCTTATCTGGAATCCCTGTTTGGTGGTGTGGAGTTCCCCGACGGACAGCTTGCCATTGACCATATTGAGGATTTCATCGAGTTCCAGAAGGTCTTTATGGAGGTTGTAAGCGAAATTCGAGAGGAAAATATGTTCACCTATCCGGTGCTTACCTACTCGCTTTACTATAAGGACGGGAAGTTCCAGGACGAAGAGTTTGCTCGTTGGTGCAGCAACCACAACATCAAGTGGAGCGATTCCAATTTCTTTGTCAGCGATAATATCGGTATCCTATCAAACTGCTGCCGGCTGCTCAGCGACACCAAGAAGCTGGATGCGTTTATCAACTCTATCGGCGGTACAGCCCTCAGTGTTGGTTCGTGTCGCGTCAGCACCATTAACCTTGTCCGCATTGCGTATGAGAGCAAGATGAATAAGAAGAAGTACATCAGCATTCTTCGTGATCGTGTGTTGCTTGATTGTAAGGCTCTGTATTCCATGCGGCATGTCATTCAGAGAAACATCGAGAAGGGGCTTCTTCCGA